TCGGAGTACAAAGCGATCAAAGAGTTCCTAAAGGAGGTCCAGCTAATGATCTTCACTTAGAGCATCTTGGGCCAAACTTTGTTAGGGAAAGTCGAAGAGGCTTTACACCAACCTTTTCTAACATACTAGATCCTAAAAAGGCCGTATTCCTTAGTGACATTCCGTTGATAGAAACAAATTACGAACTAGATGCTGATGGTAATCCCGACACAACTAGACCTAACCCTATATATCATAATGATTTGAACTTATCGCTTAGTTTTAAAAGTGTAGAAAATGTATATAATTACGATGAGTCTTTTTGCACTAACCCAGAATTTGACAATAAAAAAGACTGCGAAGAGCAAGGGCGGTGTTATAAGAACAAAGAATATTCAACTGCTCCAGAAGTAGAAGTGTCCGGATACAGCTTTTTAACTTGCACACAATCCGACGATCATTATTGGGTTAGGACTGCTTGGTGGTATCCTAAATTTTTATATACTAAACTGACTACATACTCGGAGCATGATTTCCGAGACGGAGAAAGGATAATAATAAGCGGCGGTAAAAGTGCAGAAGCCACTTGTTTAAATGTTCCTTATCTTCATCCTTCGCCAGAGAGAGGAGATTCAACCGAAAGCCTGTTTAATGCTGAGCTTCCTACTGGAATGGATATGGAAATGGTTGATCAGACTGTGTGTGAGGAAGTTCTTGAGGGTGAATGGTACTTTGACGCTGTAGATCCAACGAAATTAAAAACGGATGGTTGTCCTGCTTTATGCAAGTTAGATGAACTAATAAGCACTATGCAAACTTGCGATTGCCAAAATTGCATACACTGTATTGAAGAGCCAGAAACATGTTACCAGAAAGACAAAAACCATGATGATTTTCCAAAAATTGACTGGACTAAAGTAGATCTTTCAAAGGACAAATGCAATAGCGATAAAGACTTTGAAAGAAAGTTTATAGAACAACAGTGCATATGTCCATCAGCACCTTACGAGGGTGGTCATGTAGTGAGCGTTATTAGCCCAACAGAGATTAAGATTCATTACGAAGCAACTCCAATACATAAGTCTCCAGCTGTCAATGAAAGAGAATGGGACGAAACACTAAAATATGAAGTTTGTAATGAGAAAAGTAAGAGCCATCCTGATTACCCAGATAATCCGTGGCGAGCTATACCAACATCAGTGCGTGAAGAGCAAATAAGAGTTTTTGGTGTTGATGGTAATGCAATAACAAAGTGTTCATCAGATACCGATTTTGATAGAGAGCTTATAACTGTTTTGCCAAAGGCTGACACTGAAGTAAACGATACTAATAACGATAAACACACTTTTGGAATGCTAACAACAGAAGATTTAATTGAACAATCGTTAGATGCAACCAACGAACCTGTTCCACTAACACATCTTGGACATCACGTTACTTTAGGGTCGCCAAAAGACTTATACAGAGGGGTACAATATATAACTCCAACACCAGATTTTGATGGTAACTTTGGTCCATATTTTGGATCCCAGTGGAGTAGAAGTGGTGGTTCGTTTAGAATAAAGGTAGGGCAAGAAGTTCCACTTGATGATTGTAAACAGGGTGAATCTAACACGCCTACGATGCTTCATTGGTTATTTACTTTTAATGATGAGGTTTGTAATCATTACTTACCTATCATTGACGAAGACTGTGGAAATATAAATCAAGGAACGTGTAGCAGAGGTTATGGACCTTATACAGAGGCCATAATGGATGTTAATAGACCGTTCGGTTTCTCAGCACAAGCTTTGTTAAGGGTAGACGTGCATGAAGGTGGTCCTAGTAGTGCGGCAGATCCTAAACTTGGAACAAAATACCCAGAATGATACTGGTAATTAAGGAAATATAAAATGGCTTGTAATGGATGTAATAAAAAATGGTTAAATTCTCATGGAAGTAAACCTCCTACTCACAGGAGTAAAGGTTTCTTTGGAGACGACGGAGAACTGCCACATGTAGAAGAAGTTGTTATAAATGGTGGCCTAACTCCATGTGCGTGCAGTTCAGAAGAAGATTCTAGTGGCGTATTTTGTGATAGGCATAAGTGCTGGAAAACTCCAGACCTTGTACAGCTATGCAAGAAGAGAAAAGATTATTTTGATCTTTGGGAGCAGGGTAGAGGCCCAATGCAAAGCATGTATGAAAATGTCATGAAGGAAGGCACAAAAATAGAAAAAGAGAAAGAGGAAAAAGATAAAGAAATACTCGAAAGAGACTATTTTATGTCAGACCCCAATATACCTAAAAAATCTAGAGGTTTGGGTGACACGGTTGCGAAAATAACTAAAGCTACTGGAATAAAAGCCGCAGTAGATACAGTATTTAACGCTATGGATAAAGACTGTGGATGCAAGGAAAGGCAAAGTAAATTAAACAAATTGTTCCCATATGGGAAGAAAAAGAAAACAAAAGGCTTTTTTGAATAATGGTGTATAATATTATAGTAGATAACCTCCATAGGAGAGAGAAATATGGCTTCAATAAGTTTTTATGCTGGTAACACAGTTGTAAATCACCTGTCAGGATCTGGGTTAGGGTTTTTTGGTGGTTCTTTTGGTGCATCGGTAGAAATCAACAAATTTCAAGACACAACCTTTATTACAGACGGAAATGGTACTGTACAGGGTGGTGCTGCAAACAATGTAAAATACTCAACAGACAGTCTAGGTTTTGCTGCTGGCATAGTTCCAGCCACAGGTTTAAGATACATACCAAATGAAAAAGCAACAGCTAATATTAGATTTACAAATAGCACGGCTGTTAGAACGCAAAACTGTAAATTAAGAATATTCGATAGAACAAATAAAGATCACCCAGCTAGTGGTGTAATTACTAGGGCGTGCGAACTTCTACATCCATCTTCTTCCTATAGTATAGAAGGTTCTGGAGATGCACTTTGGTGGGGAGGCTCAACCCATACTGGAACAGATGCTCAAGGCTCGTTTCAGGGTTCTCCCAATCCAAGCAGCAGACTTCCTGCTGGTACTAATACCGTAGGTGGTAGTGGCATTTTCGTCCCATTAGCACAATCTCCCGGCCCTAGTGGTATTTTTGCTGGAGATGGTTCATCTAACACAGGGCAATACACACAACATGACTGGTATGTTGGAATTTCCGCATCTCCAGACAGCGTTGGAAGTAAAACCCTATATGGACTATACGTGGAGTTAGAATATCTATAAACCCATATTGCACCCGCTAACTTCACAAAAAAAGCCCGACTCATAAGAGACGGGCTTTTCTTTTGTCCACCGACTATTCTTCCTGTTGTGTATCAGGGTTCCATTTAACCCATCCACGGTCGTTTAGCCAGTTTCCTTCCTTATCTTTACGTCGTGGAAACAGTCTTCCACCCTTCTTCATTGTTCCAAATGCTAGCTTTGCGCCGCAATCCATACAACGAAGTTCGTAGTAAAGATTATCTTCTACTGTGCGAACTTGAAAACGAATATTCTCACTTCCACATTTGCCACAGGCAGATTCATCAAAGATTTCTTGAAAATGAGCTAGTTGCTCAAAAACTTCAACTTGAGTATCTGCAATAATTTCTGCACTGATTCTTCCGGTGCTGTTTGTGTAATTAACTTTCATTTAGCTTCTCCAATTCTTATAGCCTTTAATGGATTCTGGAATTTCCGTATTGCCGTTTTGATAATTGTTCAGATGTTTAATCATCAACTTAGCACAATCTTTATCAACATCATTGATACTTCTATATTTGTTCTCTCCGATGTTTATAAATTCTAACATATTTATATCAAGCTGGCTACACTTAGTGTCTATAAATTGAATTTGTTGTTGACTAACTCTACCATCTTGATCTGGAGTGGAAACAGCCTGTTGAACTATCTCCACAATATCTTTTTTAGCAAGCTCTTCTGCCGCTAGGCATCTAAGCTTCAACGCCTTTCTCAAGGCTCTACCTTCAGCTCTTGTGCTTGCAGTAGCTACAGGATGCGCACAGAACAGGTCGTCTGTATTTCCATGCCATACATCAGCGACCTCCTTAAAGGTCTTGTATACACCCGCATTTCCCCAGTTGAATATAACTTGATAAACAACAGTAGCTCTTCCCGGCCCATTGCTATCTGTAGCAGGAAAAACCTCAACCGGCCCAGACTCTACAATGTCACCTAACAAATCCTCAGCAACACGTCTAAGACCAGCGCAAATAGGATTTCCATCTATAAGCTCGTTAGACTGAAAGTGACTCATGACGTAATCGTTCCACTCTGGAGACCCGATTACCGGAGCTAGATTTTGCTCCTGAACTTCTTGCTCTGAAGATTCCTCTTCAAAGACTTCGTCGAACAATGTATTCTCTGACATGATTTCCTCAATTAATTTTACTAAATCGGCTTTTTTTGCACCGCTGGGAATCGCACAGTTGTGATCTTCCAGTATCTGCTTTAGTTCTGCAATGTTTTTTTTATTATAATCTATCATGTTTCTATTTCAATGAGTCTTTTCGACTGAGGGGGAAATTTGTTTTCAATTTTTGAAAGCTCCCCAATAACTTGATTGAGAATATCTCTCATTCGCTTCTGGGAGATGTTTTTAATCAAGTTTTTGACACGGAGAACAACGTAACCCCTATTAATAAGCATACCGGCCTTTTGAGCGTCTGCACGTATATGCTTCTGTAGGCTTTCTTCTCCCCAAATGGGAAGAAAGTGAGCAGGGCCGTCTATTTCTATAGCGGTTTTAATCCCCGGCACAAATAAGTCAACTTCCATATTTTCGTTAGGAATTAGTCCCTTTTTGTGAAATATAACATCATAACCAGCACCCGTCAAGCCTTCGCAGATAAATTTTTCTATTTTTGATCCCTCTTTACTGGCCTTGCGTACAGCTTCAGCGGCAAGCCTTCTGAGATTTGCTTTGTCTTCTTCAGACATTGAAGCCCATTGCTCCTTAGAAATCTTTGATCGACGCTCTCTTTCGGTCTCTTCCATGTTGTCCCAAAAGTTAGACATGCCATTACTGATGGCTATCTTTTCAGCTTCAGTTCGTTTTTTACCTCTGGTGGGATGTTCGTGTCTTCCGGTCTCAATAGCCACTGTTTGCGCAGAACTCCTATCCCTAAGATCAACACCCAAAGTGTTTAGCGTTCTTCTGATCTTATTTGGATAAGTACCAATGTCCTGAGCTATTTCGTATGTACTCTTTTTTTGATTTACATACTGATCTATGATGTACTCTTTGTACTTCTCTAAAAATTGATTACTCATGATTAATTATTTCCATTAGTTTGTTGATGTTAAAATTTTCTACAACGCCGACAACGTCTCTATTGCAATAGTTTTTAATAGCTTTAGCATGATCTTCGCTTCTTGCTATTAGATTTATATCTTGTTTGTTAAAAGCTTGGACGTTGTATTCAAACTCCCTACCGTTTCTTCTGCACCACTCTAGATCCCAAACGTAAAAATACTTTCTTCTAGGAGAAAACGTTTTTGATATTGCGAGAGCTGTTGAAACTGAGGTCGCTATTGCCGCTCCGTCAAAATTCCAAATCTCATTTATGCACATAGACGAAAAAGTCATTGGCATCATGTTTGAGGTTGAGTTTTGAAAGAACGCAACAAAGTCTGTAGAGCTTTCTTCTACATAGTTATTTATATTTTTTATGATGTGGTATGATAGTTGACCGGCGCTTAAGTCATCTATAACTACACCAACTTTATTAATTTTTTGCATCTGCTTTTTCTTTGTTTGATATATACCACTCTATGGTTTTTTCTATACCGTCTTTAACGGATATTGGTTCCAAGTTGATTATTTCTTTCATTCTTGAAGTATCTAATAGCTTTTTCATTTGTCCGTCAGGCTTTTCTGTATTCCAAAAAACATCGCCCTCATACTCCACGGCAGACACTATATAGTCAACAAGTTCTTTTATGCTGATGTCATTTCCTGTTCCAATATTGAGAGGTGTTGAGCTGTCGTCGTACTTTTCTAAAGCTTGCACAACTGCTTCACCGGCGTCGTCTACATACATAAACTCTCTCATAGGAGCGCCAGTACCCCAACATTCAACCTCATCTTCCTCCTCTATTACGGCTTCAACAAATTTTCTTATCAAAGCACCAACCACCTTAGTCCTAACTAAGTTAAATGTGTCGTGCGGGCCGTATAAATTTGTTACACAAGCTGTCACTGATTTTAAATCGTATTGATCTTCATACGCTTCGGCTGCTGCTTGTAGTGTTCTCTTTGCAATACCATGCGCTCTGATTGTTTTGTTAGGAAGTCCATTCCAAAAAGTTTCTTCTTTTAACAACTCCATGCCTGTGTCTGGGTAGGCGCAAGAAGTCATAATAGAGAGAACCTTTTTAACTTTCATATATTCGCACGCATGATGTAAATTTAATCCCATGACTGTATTTGCGTAAAGAATGTCAGCAGGATACATTCTGTTGAATTCAATCCCGCCGTTATATCCAGCTGCGTGTATGCAATAGTCTGGTCTGGTTGAATCCAAAAACATTATGGTAGCTTCAATGTCCATTAGATTTACAACGTCAGAATTGACCTCTATAATTTCTTCTACACCTCTAGTCTCTAAGGCTTTGCATATACCCCTTCCAAAAAAACCAGTGCCACCAGTTACTAATACTTTTGAATCTTTTAAATCTATCATGAGTATTGATGCCTAATTTGTAAAATAGGTGCTACTTTAATTAATTCATTGATGCCAGTCTTCATGTCTACGTCGCACTTAAACCCTTCGGCTTCTAGTTTATCATAACTCACTTCGTAGTCTCTTTGGTCAGCATCTTTGCCAATTTCTTCATAATGAACAAAACATCCTGTCTGTTCTTTTACATATTCTGCGAGTTCCCTTTTTGTCCAATTCAAATGGTTAGCTCCGCAGTTGTAAACTTTGTGTTTCCAGTTACCCATGTTTTCCACACCCATAGTGAAAGCTTTTGCCATGTCTCTTACATGAATAAAAGTTCTGCGAAAATCTGCTTGAAAAATAGTCAGTATCTTATTCGTCATAGCCTGATACACAAAATCGTTTACGAGCAAATTCACCCGCATACATGGGCTGACACCAAACCCAGTAGCGAACCTAAAAGAAACAGTGTTTTCTTGTGTTCCCACCATCTCTTCTGCAACCTTCTTATTTACCCCGTAAAGCGATACAGCGTTGAGTGCGGACTCTTCTGTGCAAATATCCTCCACCTTACCGTACACGCTGCCTGTGGACGCATAAACAAGAGGAATCTTAGGGTTGTAAGCCTCTCTTGCGAAAATAATATTTCTAGTGCCTTCTACGTTTACCGCCGTTGCCAAAGCGGGCTGGGATTTGCAAGCCGGAAAGCCAACAATAGCAGCGAGATGAATAATAGCGTCACACCCACGTACAGCCTCCTTCATTTGTTCCAAGACGGTTACATCGCCATATTCAAACTCAAATCTTGGATTTGTTGCTAACGGAATAATTGCGTCACATTGACCCTTATGAAAGTTGTCAACACACTTTACTTCATAACCTTTGTCTAATAGATGTCGGCACAATACGTTTCCTACGTACCCGCCACCTCCTGTAACTAATATTTTAGGCATTTTTTTCTCCTGTAAGCTACGAAAGCTAAAAATATACAAGTGGATTGTTCGACTGGAAATTGCACTGTAATTAAGAGTGACATTAAAAATATAAAACCTATATCTTTACTTCTGGTCATAGATCGTTCATTGATGTTATAGTAGCCGTGTCCTCTAATACCCTATCGTAATTTGTATAGGGTATACAAGACATATGGCAAAGAAAGTCTCCCATATCTGTTAATTCAACAAGTTGGCAATTATTATTCATTATTTCTATAGACTTTGAACAGTCTATTTCAATTTCTTTATAAGCTAGGAAGCACAAAAACAAAAGTGACTCTGGTGATATTTCGTCGTTTTTTGTTTTTCCATTTCTGTAGTTGTCTATAGCTAAGTCACTTCCTGTTATAGGGTCTGTCTTATTAGCGTAGTGTTTGCATAGCATGGACGCATTATCAAACATTCCTATCAAGTTTTCCGTCTTGCCTCCAATTACGTGATCGGATATGTGGAATTGACTAAAGTCATCAGAAGTAAACAGAAAATTGCTAGTCGTTATTTTTTCTGGCGCGCTTTTCATTACCTCTATAAATTTAGAAATATCGGTATACTTTTCGTCACACCTTACTTTTATAGCGTATTTGGTTTTAACAAGTTTTAATCCATTTAGTGAAGTTGCAGATTGGTATGCTATATTAGAGTTGTTGTAATGATTCTTATAATGATCTTTAGAATCTTCAACATACTTGATACCAAGCCTGCTTAGCATCCTTTTTGACGGCTTTACTTTGCTGTCATCCCAAGTTGATATTACAATATTGCCAACGTGCTTGCTGTAGTTTTCTAAATTTCTAAATGCAGCACCCAGTTTTCCAGATACGCTAACAGAAGGACCTTGTATGACAATCGTTACGTCAGCGTGTTTCACTAAAACCCACCTTGATTTCTGGCTTTTTATCTTTATAAATTCCTACATAATCTGAACATATTGCATGGCAGTCACGTATTGTGTCCATTGATATAAGCTCAGGTTTCATGCAAATAACATTTTCGCCAGTAGCGTAGCCCGGATAACTAATTATTAAACCCCTACTGGTAATAGTATAGAAATCTTCTTGATGCCAAAAGCAGTGAACGTCTAGCTCTAACAAACATTTTAATGCATCTAAATTTTTAGCGTGTATTAGTAGATTCTTCTGTGTTAAAAACTTTTCGGTTGTTTCGTATGCTGGTCCATCGTGACCTAAGAACCAAGAGTCTTTTATTTTCCACACATCTATTTCTACAAAGTAATTTTCTTGCAAGGCAGAGTTTATATAGACAGGACTGTTTTCTAATCTAGGTTCTGGACCGTAAACGTTACCTCTATGAGATATTAAAATCATAATTTTATTTCTCCGCCAAAGTCTTCCATCATAGTAAAATTGATACCGTAAAAATCAAATAACTGTCTTGTGTGTCCCCAACCTTCATACTCTCTTGTTATGCCAATTGTATGCACTTTATTAACTCCTTTTAGCCAAAGCCAGTTTATTAAGAAGTGCAAACAACTACAGTGATTTCTCAGAGTATTGTCTTTTAATAAAAACTGATCTATAGGGCAATGTGTTAAATCGACATCTTCTCTCAAAAACATCTCTATCTTTTGCGATAATGTGGAAGAGATCGACAGTACCCTAAGTACATTTTCGTAAGCTACATGCGGGTGCAATATTGTACACCCTTCGTTAACGCCCATTTGTTTTTTGTAGCTTTCAAACTGGCTCATGTGAGCTAACATCTTTGCGTGCTTTGGGCTTTTTTTGTATGTGTACTGAACGTCCGACCAATCTTTTGTTGAGCTTGGACTGCTAGCTCCAGTGTTAAAAGTGTAGATAGGAGTCGTGTTCGTGACCTCTAGTATTCCAGACTTGCTTCCAGTCCAGAATCTGGTGGTTAGGCAGTGAGGAACTAAAAAGTGATCAAATCTATCTGAAAAGTTAGATATATTATGGACGAACCTGACCAGATCTAGACAGGTAACTATATCTACGTGATCTAGCGCATATATAGCCCTTCCGGTACACAATGTAAAATATTTACTTGCTATCTCCGGTGTAAGATACTCATCTATAGCTGGACCAGAGCCTATAAGTAAAACAGGTTTATTTATCTGTACTTCTTCCAGAACCACCAGTATCTTTCCTAACTATATCTTTAGGGTCTAATCCGTCTATCCAATAAACCTCTAACGCTTTTGTGTCTTCCATTGCGACAAATCTATGGTCTATTCCGGGAGGAACGTCAGAAAACATACCTTGTCTCAGTATTGTCTCATCTTCACTATCCTGCTTATATATAATAACCTTCAAAGCTCCTTCAAGCACGATAAATCTGTTCCATTTATTTTCATGATGATGACGAGAACAATAGCCATCTTTATTAGCTTCTATGTAATGAACCTCACTTGTTGCATTCTCAAAAAAGCATCTTGTTGTTCCCCAAAACTTACCCTGAACAGCGCCCGTTAGTGTTTTATGACCCATTTAATTCCTCCTCAAAAATGCCTTTTAGATTATCAAACATGACTCCATCCTCCACCTCTTCAATTCTATATTGAAAGTAGGATAGGGATCTGCCTAATGAATGCTTCTCTTCAAGTGTTGGCCTATATATATTATTTATCCCATCTAGCTTTGTGCTAGATACTGGTTTAGCTATCGCCTCTCCGAGAACGATTGTAGGTATTCCGTAGAAGTTAGCTTCTAAAGCAGCGTTACTGGTATGAGTTATGACGCAATACAGATCTTTCTTTAGCAGTTCGTGGTATTTTATCTTATTGTCGCCTAAAAATATTGTACCTTCTACTTCTTGCTTTGCATTCCAACTTGGTTTAGGTCTGTATATTATAGGACGGTCTGTAAGTTGTCTAATCTCTTTAACTATGTTTTTTGTATATGTGGTTGGTTCTTCAATGCCCATATATAGATGGTATTTTGCAGAACTTCCAGCAAACAGTATATACTCACCCTCTTCTTTAAAGTGAGGTTTTGGCTCTAGAGTTTCTACTTTGGATACTTTTCCGTCTTTTTCATACCACTTTCTTATTGGTATTTTTAGCAGTTCCTCCCACCTATCATCTCTATCCGAAAACTTATCTAGGTGCTTTAAAGGTTGCCAGCTGTTTGGACTAAATCTTATAAATGCTTCAGGCTTTTTAAGTCTGGCATTTCTACAATACCCCTTATCCATGTAGATGTAAGGCTTTCCATATTTAATAGCTAAATCTCTTATCCAATCTCCCGTTATCGTAAACACAAAAACAAAATCATACTCTTTGATACACTCTTCTTTTTTAGACAGGTCGTTTCTAAGTATGATTTCGGCTACCTGTCCTTGTTTCTCTAGCCCTGCTTTAAGAGCTTTTGAAACAATTTTAAAGTATTTGTTATTTTTTATTGGGATTAAAAATTTCATTATCCTGCCAACCACTTAGGATTGTCTATCGTCCACTGTATTGTTTTCTTTAAAGAATCCTCGAACGACACAGGATAGCTGTATCCCATATTGCATATTTTTGTATCTTCTAGCGCATATCTTAAGTCGTGTCCGGGTCTAGAAGAATGAAAATCAACTAGTTCGTAATTAAGCTCTTTTCCTAAAATTTCAGCTACCATTTGTGCTAGTTCTAAATTTGAAACTTCTCTTTGCCCAACAAGATTATACTTGTCTCCAGCTTCTGCTTTTTCTGTCAAGAATAAAGATACGTCAGCAACGTTTCTTGCGTGTACATAAAATCTAGTTCCGGGATTCTTGTTTGGATCTGAATGTATGTATATCTTTTCTCCTGCCAATATTTTTTTGATGCATAATGGTAGGTACTTTTCAGGATGCTGTCTTTCACCAATCACATTCATGCAGTTGGTTGTGATGATAGGAAGTCCATAGGTATTATGAAATGCAATTCCTAACTGCTCTGCCCCAGCTTTACTAGCAGAGTATGGATTTTTTGCCATGTGACGATCCCATTCTTTGTAGGCAGTTCCTACTGGCGCATCGCCAAACACTTCGTCCGTGCTAAAATTTTGTATGTAGTCGATAGTGTCACAATTTCTGGCAAAATTGAATAGATTACAAGAACCTACCACGTTGTCGTAAACAAAACTTAAAGGATCTTCAATACTTCTATCTACATGAGAAGAGGCGGCTAGATGAAAGACTATGCTTACATTACCAATCTGCCTTGCTAATTGTGAGTTTATTTCAGCCTTTAGGTCGTGGTATAAAAACTTAAATCTTTTTTTCCAAGAAGGGTTAGTTTCAAGAAATTCGGATATTCTATTGAGGTTTCCAGAAGTGTCCAGCCTATCCAAACAAACAACAAACCAATCTGTATTTTTTAATATATGTTCTATTAGGTGGTGACCTATAAACCCAGCTCCACCTGTTACTAGTGCTTTTTGCATTTTATAAACTCTTTAAATTTTTCACTAAGTTTAAACTCTCCTCTACTATACATAGTAGGAGGATATTTGTAACATTTTTCTATTTCTTTTTGTTTCATGCTATTTAATAGCTTCAAACTGCTATGCACAAAAAGGGGTGCTATTTCCAGCATTCTTTTATACAAATCAAAAGAACAGTCAGTATCTAGTACTGGGTATGTTATTTTGCTTATTATTGGGCCGTAATCAAGATCCTCAGTCATTTTGTGAAAAGTCAGCCCCTGTTCTCGCTCTTTATTTTTAATAGTATGGTCTAATATATCTCTACCGCCATATTGAGGAAGCAATCCAGTGTGAAGATTGTAAGTGTTTGATGTGTCCTCAACTATGATGTCGTATTGAAGTGAGAGTTTTATATCACACGGGTGATTAACATCTACTCTTTTTAGAGGTATGTCTCCTTCGACTGGTGTATTTCTACAAGGTACATAGCCAACAAGGTTGTAGTCACCCATATCTAAAAGATGTTTAACCGAAAGCTCTGTTAGGTATGAGGAGCCTAGTACAAGTATGTCATAGCTCTTCATAATATTCGCCTATCTTAAAGGACATCCCTTGAGTGACGCTTTTCTTGTCTGTTGTTGTGTATTTTGACTTAGGCAATACCCTAAAATCAAAACTGACCCTAGTAGACCCTGTCTCGTTTTTCTTGTTTCCGTGTGCTAAGTTAGCTCCGTCCCACATATAGAACTCACCGTAGTCCGCTTCCATAGGGCTAAAGTCTTCTTTTCCTTCTTCACTTTCCACCCACACAGTATTTGAGCCAAACGCTTTTGTTAACGGGACGAAAAAATTTACTTCATCTGTGAAATGATTGTAGTCCCTATCTCTGTGAAAAGCGCCTACCGCAACATTGTTTCTTAGATGAACTCTAAAGGTAGGCTTTTTCTGAAAGATTATAGGTTCGTCAAATAGCGGTTTTATTTCATTTACTACAAATTCTCTAAAATTTAAAAAGAACAAATGATCTTCGGGAAGCTCGTAAAACTTTTTGTGATACTTTGAAGATTGGTCTGTGTCTACATCAAATAGTTTTATTTCTTCGTGTAGGCATGACATATCTACACAGCTAAAAACCCTCTGCAATATTGAAGCAAATCTGTACTTAAATGTTTTGTATTTAAATTTATTCATTTCCAAAAATATATTAAACCCCCTCTGCCATAAGCAGAATTCTTTTCATACTTGATGTTAAATTCTGACTTAATCCAATCAATTTGCACTTTGGTTATTTTGTTATTCATCACGCTTTCTATGTGTGGCGCCATTTTTCCTACAATTATTCCCGTGCTACATTTTTTTATGATGTTGTCAAAATAGAATTTTTGTACATCGTGAGTTATCTCTGTAAAAGCAAAGTTAGATATAAACAAATCGTAATGAGTTTTTAGTTTATCAATGTCTTTGTATGGGTTTATGTAGGTAATATTAGGTGTTTTAAAGTTAGAAAGATAAACTGACTGAAGTTTTAACATGTCTGGAAGATCTACGTGGGTGTAGCTCTTGTAACCAACAATATCGTGAAAAATTTTAGCTTCTATTCCAAAGCCACATCCAACTTCCACTATGTCAAAGTTTGAGGAGAGGTTGAGATTTTCCTTTATTTTTGTTATGTCGTACAGCGGTGGAAAAACTGAATCCGAGCAGTCAATCTTAAAATTTTCACGCTCAAAACTTTGTAGCACAGGATTACCAAATGAGTCCCATTCTTTTATCTTGTCTAAATTTTCAGTTAATATCTCTGGGTTGTTTTTTAATAGATAGCTTAATTCACCGTTTGCTCTCTTAGCGTTATCTCCACTTATGTTTTTACGCAAACTTTCTATCTGTCTAAAGTTGGTATAATCTCCGCTTTCATGCAGTGAAGAAATATCACCTAAAAACTCTATTCTGTACTTTCTAGTCCTGTGCCAAGACTTTTCATGTGACTTCATTTTAACCCTTTCTCTGTACGTAAAAATCTTTTATCCTGTCCACAATTCTTCTAATTCTGTGTGGTGTCATCCACCAACCAACAGGAACGCAAAGCATATCCTTAGAAACTTCATCTAGTACTGGTAGTGCATTTGCCTTCGGTTTAAAGTTTTTAAATACAGGATGTGTATCATTTCTGTGATGCACGAGACTGGTTTGTATGCCTGACTCCTTTAGGTGTTCTGAAAGCTGATCTCTATACATAGCCCTTATAGTAAAAAGCCAGTAACTTGACCGAGACTGATAGTCGTTATCCAGAAGTTTGACATAACGAAGATCGGAAAGTTTCTTATAGTAGACATCGGCGTTTTCTCTAGTATCTTCTATTGCACTTTTAATATGTGGCATGTTGCCAATTCCAAGGGCAGAAGAAATGTCATTCATATGAAACTTAAAACCTAAATCTTGAATAGGATACCCGCCTCTGAAATCCTCATTATTATCTCTATCTATTCCAAACCATCTCTTTTTTCTTGCTATTTGTTTGAACCCGGACGGCGTGATTAAAAGACCTCCATCTCCAGTTGTTAAAGATTTTATGGCCTGAAAACTAAAACAGCTAAATGTTGAATTATCGTTAAGAACTGCACCAACAGGACGGTCGTTCCAAGTAGAACCCCAAGCGTGAGCGCAGTCCTCAACAATATATAATAGTTTTTTGTATTTTAGCGCGTATTGCTTTTTTATTTCCTGTAGCTTTTTGTAGTCTATTGGATATCCGCCCCAATGAACAAAGCTAAGAATTCTTGTGTTTTCATTAAGTAGCTTTGCCACCTTGTCTAAATCTATATTTAGATTTGATGGTGATATATCGCACCATTTTATGGAAAGTCCGTTTGAAACTATTGGTAGCAATCCAGCCGCGCACGTTAATGGACTGCAAACAACTTGACAAGATTCATCTAGAGACTCTGCTTGTTTTATTAGGTCAAACGCAAGATGTAGAGCTGACGTTCCAGAATTAACAGTAACTATGTTTTTGTTACTGAAATGAGTCATAAGCTTTTTTTCAAAAATAGTGTTAACTTTGCCTTGAGATACATAGCCTGACCTAAGAACTTTATGACTTTCATTTATAGCATCTTCGTGCATAAGAACTCTAAATAGAGGAGTCACCATTTTTTGTGGCTCCACCTGTCTTATATGTTGAACAGCTTCTACAATATTCATTATGTGAGCTGCTTCACTGTGTGGTTCAGTTGCTTTAGCGGAGAATACAGTTCCCTCTTCGTTTCTAGCTTTTATTTTCATTCTTACATGAGAGCCAAAGTATTCGCCTCCGTTTTTCCAGAAGTAGTTATTTTTTGCATGTTCTGGAGTCTTCATACCGTAGACAGATTGCAGTGTACTTTTTGTGTATGGCCATTTGATATGAGGTCTTGTCGCTAGCTGATCCTTTACCTTCATGTCAGCGACAGATTGTCTAACCGACTCATGAGGATAATCTAAATGGTCTAAATAAACTTTTGTTCCAGTGTCGCCTTTGTACAGATCGCTTGGCTGTGGAGTAAAGTCAAAGGTAGAGATGTCAACTTTTGTTGTATCCACAAACATGCAGTAAACACACGGGAACGTATGACTTGGCCTATCAGACCCATCTATTGCATAAGGTGTCCCAAAGAACGCAAGGTCTTTTTTGTCCATGTAGTCAATTATTTCTACTAAAGACGGCCCTATAAAAAAGTCAGGGTCTAAAAACAAAGCATATCTAGTTTTAATGTGTGGTATTGTTTTGTTAATACCAGCGGCGTGGTGATAACTTCCTATATGTATAGCCCTGCTTCTTGGCGGTATATCTATTTCCGATTTAGGAACTCCGTCAACAATTTTAAAGTTAGGAATAGTCTCAACCATGCCCAAGCTTTTTTCTGGGTGATTATTTGCAACAACCCACTGAAGACCATCTGTTGAATACTCAGATATTAATTTCCAGTTCGCCTCTAAAAAACTTGAACAGTTCCAAGCTGCGCTAACTATGGTTAAATCACTAATTTGTACCGACATTCTTTGTAACCTTCGCTAATCTTAGATGTATATTGTTTTTTTCTACTATTTCTATTGGTTCTAGTTTTTCAACAGAAAATGTTTTGTCTTGTAACAGCTCGTCTATTAACTTTTTGCATCCAAAATCGTCTCTGTTTTCGTAGTAATCATCAAATATTACAACGGTTTCATCATCCATAAACTTCTTTATGTTGTTCCAGTCGCTTTCTATTGTTTCGACCGAATGTCCACCGTCAATAAATACAAAATCTATTTGTCTATCTGGCGAAAATTTTGAAAGAGTACTATTGGTATTTCCCACCATCAGTTTGTGCTGAATACCTTCTCTTTTGAGACGTTTTCTGGTTTGGGCTAAAACTGGAGGAACTTTACCATTAAATTCCTTAGCCATAAAGTCACTGTCAGCCCAATCAAATATATCAAATCCATAATAAAATACATCGTCGTTGTACTGCTTGGCTTTGTTTACCATAGTGATCGCGCTATTGCCACGATGAGTACCAACTTCTAGTATCGTTTTTGGTTGTCTATTTTCTACTTCTTCTATTAATGTTTTGTATCGCCCAAGTAATTCCATGCTTCACCTGATCTTATTTCTTCTAAAGTCCATTGCTGGTAAGCCAACCCATAAAAAAAGTCACGATCCATAGGTGGATTTTCTATCTCTGATATTTCCCCAAGCTTTCTTGCTGGGTTAGTGAAGATAGTAGGGACTCCTTCTAATAGAGCTGTTATCCCTGCGTTTGAATGATCTGTCACCAAAGCCCATGCATTTGGCAAGACCCTTTCTAGCGGTGTTTCATTTTTGATAGAGACGACTATCTCTCTATCCGTATATTTTTTAATTTCTGCGACGGTGTCTCTTAACCAGTCATGCATACCCCAATGATCTGCCATGTATTTTGATGGGGGTACTACTATTATGTGATTGCCAGTCTTTCTCCAGTCTTTCAGTTGCAAGCCTTGCATTTTTAATCTAGCAAACCTGTCTGAATTACACTTACTAAGCCCGTCGTGCCAGAAGTTGTTTTTAGTGATCCTGTAATAACCGTCATACGCTTCTGGTGTGCTTGATCTAAAAAAGTAACCGTGATCAATATGCCAGTAATCCTTTGCGGCTTTTATTGCTTCTCCACACCCTCTAAGTATGCCATAGCTGGCTACGCGAGGAACAATTATCTTCCTCTTTGCTAGTTCTTGAAGCTTAAATATATTTATGACTCCGCCACCGCAGCCTTCAGCGAACGCTCTGCCGACAACTTTGCTTCTTTCGTGTGTTGTCAAGATGGTTTTTGGCGGAGATACTGCCATTCTATCGTGGATCTTTAGAACCTTTCATAGATGGTAAACCGTGTTCTTTCCAGTGTATTCCTTTTTTGTGTACTAAATATTCAGCAAAAGGTCCATGTTCTACGACATTGTTTTCTTGGACATCTACAATGTCTCTGGTTGCTATATTTGTATATTCTTCAACGACCATTCTAAATACATAACCGTCATCCCACCTAAGATATTTTCTAAACTCACCACTCCTGAACTTATTAATAACAATACTTAAGAGTAAGACCCCCTCTTCTTTTAAGTTAAATCCAATTATACCGGACTCTATCCCAGTGCCTGACTTTTTCCTGTGAGGACCTAAGTGATAGAACATAGAGTGACCGCTAAATATCTCCTCTATCTTTGATCCGGGCAGATGTTTATTTACCACCGTGTCGCTATCTAGGAATACTATAGCTTCGTAGTCTGACTTATTATCCATAGCCGCGTTGAGTGCTACTATCTTTCTAAACCACTGAGAAGCTCTTTGATTGAATTTGGTTTTTTCCTCATAGACACCTTCAAATTTACCACCAAGCTCAACAGGTATAATGTCCTCGTTTTCCTTTAACCATGAAGAAAGAAAGTTATCTTGTTCTAAGTCATGAAAAATAAACTTTCTATGGTGGGGAATAACTGCGTCTAGACCGTCTTCGTGAGCAATAAGTAAATCGCCTTCCGTCTTATACTTGACGAAAGATTCAATCATGTCTCTTCCGGTTGCGTTGTACAGTTTGTTGTTAAAAGTAGTTACGTATAGGATTTTCATGACATGCCTGACAAGTTTTCTGAGGTTGATTATAACGTATGTTTAAATCCGTATATCATTAAGCATTTATTATCTACTGGTATTCTACTCGCCCCAATGGACTCTAGAAGGTCGCAGCATAGGTCTTTGTCTTGGTCTATCTCAAAAACAACAACTGGCTTCCACTTTTTCATGGTTTCTACAGCGCCTTTGAGTATTCGTAGTTCGTGACCCTGTGTGTCGATTTTGATTAAACCAACTTCACGAAAGTTGTGAGAATCCAATGTTCTTACCTCAACGGAATCTTCAGGCTTAAACTTTACACCTTTGATCTCATCTTGGTAAAGTATTTTGCAGTCGCCACAATTTTTAACACCTAAAAGCAAGTTTCCATGAGTTCGTGTTTCCCCTAACCCATGACTGTACAAATTGATATTATCTAATTCCTTAACGTTTTCTGTAAAGCACTCTCTGTTTTTTTCAGCTGGCTCAAACGCTTCTACTGTTGTAAACAGATCAGACATTGGTCTACTCCATATACCAACATTAGCTCCGGCATCGACAAAAGTTCCAAAATTAGTGACATGCTCTAAGGCTGCTTTTCTAACTCGTCTTTCATAGTAAAGATCCGTATGTGTAGGGTCGGAGTCTTTCTTTTTTCTTTCGTTTATTTTTCTTGTTATAAGTTGGTCCCCGTCAGGAACGCACCATACATCATTTATCCTGTGCATGTTTTAAATTACTCCTTAAGTGTTTCCAAGGCAGTCCCTGTCTCATTTCTTCCAAAGACCATTCGGCATATGACATGTCATAAAGCCACTGAGTTCTGCTCGGTTTTTCTGGATCTTCTATTTTTTTGATTGTATGTCCGGCAACGTCATAAGCTAAACAAATTGGATCTTCTGTTATAACTGGTATACCATTAAATACTGCATCAACAGCGCCGTTAGACGTTCTTGTTATAGCGCACCAAGCATTTTTTAAATCATCTTTAATCGGGACTTCTCTAGCGTCGGTAAGAGTAATATCATGAACTCCTTCTGGAGGTCTAATTCTATTTCTTATTTCTTTATCACCTACCGGATGCGTTCTAAAGACAATTGGTCTATCGGTATACTCTCTCACCCTTTTTACCAAATTATGGTAGTAATCTGTTGGGTCAGTCCACATGTTGGACATGGGGTCGCTCTCAGTTCCTACATGCGCCAAGCCAGCGCCGTAATGTGTCTGGCCAATAATGAGAACGTGATCTCCAGATGGTCTCCACTCTTTAATTCTCAATCTTCTTTTTTTAAATCTATCTCTTGGGCTGTTTTCGTTGTAGAAGCTTGCTCCTCTTTTAATTCCGTCAACACCTATAGAAAAATATCTCTCATCCACATTTCTATTTCTGTCATCACTCAAAATTCCGCAATCAAGCATTATTCTTTGACGGCCAAGTTCTATCATTTTGTTTTTTATAGCGACCCTCATGTAACCTTCTTCAGCCATACCATTAGGATCTGAATGAAAGCACAATGACTCATATCTTGTAACTTCGGCTATTTGAAAAGAAATATCGCATTTTTCAAGCTTATGTAAGTCACGTTTTGATTTTATTATCTCAACATGATCTCCAGAATCGACAACGCCCTGAGTAAAGGATTCCATTATCTGGTCTGTTCTTCTCTTTGTGTAACATATAGCTACCTTCATTAGAGATAACTCCTCCAGAGTTCAGCATAGTCTACATCTTGCCAGTTCTCAAACCACGGACCACCATTCGTAAAGTGTATTACTGCGGGTGGAGTTTCGGGTTTATCATACTCACCCTCTAACCAATTCCACTCAAGAGGCAGTTCTCCAATCTCTTCGTCTTTGAGAAATTGAAATCTATGTAAGAACGCGCCAGACTCTCCGCTAACTATGTCTTTTGTTAGTGCCTTGTTAGATGGGTGTCCGCAATTCCACAAAATACAGCTAGACCAGTTTTTTCTTGGGTAAGAAACCTGTTTTTGTCCGTCCATCTTCACAGCGTTTCTGGGTACATAATCATGTTTGACGCACATCAGTGCATATTTGTCATCTGTCATGGAGAACAATTCAGCCACGTCTTTCGTAAATAGAAAGTCGCAATCTATAAACAATGCCCAGCCGTTGTAATCCGCTAGATATGGTGTTAAAAACCTAGTGTAAGTAAACTCCACGGAACCAGCTTCTGGTTGCGGTCTGTAATATTCGCCAGTATCAATAAGTGTATCTCTAACAATTGGCGTAATGTCGAGTTCTTGTGATGCGTGTTCTTTTAGAGATTTGACACAAACATTATAGGCATCAACTTCTCTACTATCCCATCCGATAAAAACTTTAAGTGTCATTTAAAAATACCTCTAAGTCCTCTGGCGTTCCGAGACCCCACATTTTGTCGATGTCGAACACCTTAATTTTTTTCTTGTCTTCTATAGCTTCGTTAAATACAGGGCAAACATAAAACTCGTTGTTTACCCGTCTGTCTTTTGCAATCATTTGCTCGGCATATTTTACATAGTCGCTACCTTTAGACCAGTAATATACGCCCACCGTTGCCTTGTTGCTGATCGGTTTCTTTTCAGCAACTTCGGAAACAAACCCATCTTTATCAAGCTTTGCAAAGCTCCACTTTGGATGAACCGATTCAAAAGTTAAAATTCCTCCATCTACACCAGAAGCTTGCATTGAATATAAAAACTCATTGCTATTCCAGTCAATAAACTGATCAGAATTTGCTGTTAAAAGCGGCTCATCGTTGTTGATAAATTCTTTTGCCAACAATGTCGTGCAAGCCGCACCTTCAGTCACTCCGTCAACTTGAACTATTTCACAATTAGGAGCTATCAAGTTAAGTAGGTACTGAAGATTGTATTTTTCATAGTGACTTTTTTGAACTATAAATATATGCTGAGCATCAATGTTCAAATTTTCAACGACAACTTGTATCATGGGCTTGCCGTTTACTTCAATAAGTGGCTTAGGAAAGGTATATCCCGCTTTCTCAAAACGAGAGCCAGCTCCAGCCATTGGTATCAAAACTTTCATATTTCCACCCTGCCATTTAGGTCTTATTGGTTGATGCTTACATTCAGCTTTTTCTATAGCTTTATGTATGTTATCTAATCTTACGTCTTCTAGACCTTTTACGCCTAAAACATTTCCTCCAGATTTTGCAGCCGCCTCTCTGCCTATATGAGAGTCTTCTACAATTAAGCATTCTTCTGGGTTAACTCCAGCATGTATCATGCATTTTAGATATATTTCAGAGTGTGGTTTTGGGTTTTTTACATCTTCATTGGAAAAGTATTCATCTATATATTCTAGGTAGCCTGCCTTTAAAAGCATTAGCTTTACACTAGACCTTATTGAATTTGAAGCGCAGTATATCTTATACCCATCGCTGCTAAGCCTTCTTAGTACCATGCATATACCAGCATGTGAAAAGGGACTAACCACGTCTGATATTACTTTTTGTGTGCATTTTTGTTTTTCTTGCCAAACCTCTGTATGTATATTGGTTGGCAATCCCTTTTCTTTGGACAGTTTGGCCAGTTTCTTTTTTGTAGGAAGTCCGTCATAGGAAGAAAGGTGTTCTTCAAGCGATATTACATATTCTTCTCCAAATTTAGCCAAAGCTCTATTTAAAGCTTCGTAATGTATATTTCTAGCTTCTACTAATACACCGTCAAGATCAAATATTATAACTTTTATCATCCGTATTTCTTACCCCTAAGAAGCATAGGAAAATTAATTCTATTAACTGGCACATTATTATAATCTAAGTGATATCTTAGTATGTATTCTGGATGTATCATTATGCCGTTTTTAGCATAGTACTCTACGTTGTTATATACAGAATTGTATACGTTCATATCTTCTACAGAACCAAACGCAAATGAATCTTGGTATCCACCTCTTCCATCAAGACCTTTTGGTATAACTAGATTTGTATATGAAATTTCTAGCTCTTCGTTTGTTATTGGTCTTTCGTATTCTATTTCTGTTCTGCATCTAAAAACAACATCATAGTTTTCTTTGTTTATCTGCTGATAACACTGCATATTTGTATAAAACATACACATCATTCTTTCAGCGCTGGTCTCTGGAGCTTTTGTACGGAAGGAAAAGTTTTTGTCTTTTAGAAACTCATCACAGCTTTCAAGAATCAAAGATTTTGGTTTGTACAATTCTAAGAATTCTTCTACAGTACCGTCCTCAGAGAACCTCTTGGTTACATCATTTTCATTTCGCTTTTCAAAATCCCAGCCATAGACGAAGAGATCTGCGTCTGTAGGATCTATTATGTTTTTAAAAAGTGAGTCTCGGCTTCTAACAAAGCTTCTTAGTTGTCCAGAAAGACAAACCGCAACTTTCATAGCTTATTTCTTTCAATCCTGTTTTGTTCACAATTACTGAACAAACCTTTGTCGTGTATGATTTTGGGCATAACATAGCAAGTATTCATTTCTTGATGTATCCCTGAGTTTAGCTGTGAGTCTATTGGATTTTTAGGCTCAAGCTCTATGAGTTTGTTTAAGATAGTTTTATTGATAATAACGCCGTGCATTCCGCCGCAAGTGAAGTGTGCTTCCGACACGGTTCCCAATGCCACCCCTCCATTCTCATTGTATATTCTTTCAACTGTCTTATTCCAAGGATCGTCAGCCTCTCCTATCCACCAACCAAGAAAAAACATATCAAAAACAAAAGGTCTTTTGTTGTTCTCTTCGTACTGATGTGCTATTTGTTCCACCTTAGACATTACATCATCAAATCTCTCTGTAAAATAAGCATCGTCTTCAAGAAGTAAAAAACGATTTAGCCCCTGTTCTTTTGCTCTTTTGAATATTTCAATATGTGACATGAAAGCGTTGTAGTGTCTGATTTTAGTGGTGTCATTTCCATAACTCCAATCAGAAAGATCTGCGTCTTCAACGTCTATTCTATCGTACATATCTGGGTCTAATGTTTTGCCATCACCAACGATAAACTTTTCAAACTCAATACCCTTCGACTCGCACTGTCTTTGTAGGTCTTCCCATTCGTCTTTTCGTTTGTCTAAACATAGACATATAGCTTTTTCTATTCCGAGCATTTTTTCATTTCTTCTAAAAGATATTTTGCCATAGATTCTGTAGTTAAGTATTTTTTTGTATACTCTCTAAAATCTCTTAGCAGATTTTCATATTCCGCGTTGTTGAAATTTGGATAGTCTATATAACCTCTGGCTGAACCATCTTGTATAGCTTTAGACGTTCCTATAAACGTGTCTTCTTCTGGATCAAAAGGTTTTTTTGTTCCGGGCATGACTCCAGACATTTTTTTTGCTTTTACGCAAAGGTCTTTAGGAAATCTAAACATGCTTTTTGGAGGACATTTTTCTATGTCTGTAAAGTAAGGAACAGAACCGGCTGCTAATATTTCATAATGTCGCATACAATCCCAAGACTCCTCAAGAACATGCTCTCTGCCTTTTTTACACGTATAAGCAAAGTAACTTTCTTCGTACATATCATAGTAGTCTTTTTCATTATCATAAATGTAAGACTTCATATGCGGATCGTCAAAGTGACCATACGCTGGAACTAGCGGAGCAAAATCAATCTGTTTTGTCTTACCGCCTAAAGGTCGCAGCTTTTCTTTAGGTATAGAAAATGAGATGGGCTTTGCTTGGCTTGTTTCTTCGTTTATCTCTCTTTTAAAGAACGGAACTAAAGATATTAAAGAGGTGTCGGTGTAGGGTCTATCCCATCCATCTATCAGGCAAACTCTGTTGGCTGGGTAAAATTCAAGAACCTTCTTTATAATACCCTTTGCCGTGTTCCAGTCTTGAACCATAGTGTGATGCATAGGACAGATAACATAGTCAAAATATCTGCTTTGTATCTTGCCGCCAATGTCATCCCTGTCAATCTTTATGTTTGGCAATAAACCATAAGTAGTAAAACCTTTGCCCCACAAGTGAGACAAAGATTCTGGATGGGCATCATTGTAGACATGCCACATTCTGTAGCCGTCTATGAGATCTTCACCTAACAAAGATCTGAGACCATGAAAGAGAGTGTCTGTCAGATAGTCTCCAGCCTGTCTTGACGAAATGGCTTGTTGTTGTATTAGTGGGTAGTAGAGTACTTTCATTTGCTTCTCTTTACTACATCAAAGATGACATCTTTTGATTTAGGAAACTTAGGATTCCAACCCGCAGATTTTAACAATGTGTTACTAGCTCTAATAATTCTATTATCGCCTTTCCAGTTTGCTTCTTCTCCAAGCCACTTTATAGGCTTTTGTATTTCTAGAGCAGACATTGCTGCTTCCGCAACTTCCTCAACTGTAATTGAATCATCAGGAACTACGTTAAATACCTTGCCTTTTGCATCTTGTGTACCAAGAAGTATCAGTGCTTCTACCACATCGTCTATATGACAGAAAGGTTTGGTAGATCCGGGATAAGAGCCTAAAGCTTCTAGATTTGGGTTGTCGCTTTTTATTTTTCTTATGAAGTCTTTTATGATTCCATGAGTCAGTCCGGAGCCTACGGTCGCGCACAATCTAGCAGAAACCCCATCTATTTTGCCTGAAGATGTATATGACTCAATTATGCTCTCAGAAGCCCTCTTGGTCATTCCATAAATTGAAGTTGGCTTGCAGGCAGAGGATTCTTTGTATTTTCTGTCAGGGCTTGGTGAATTAAAAATCCAATCGCCATAAACTATGACAGAAGAAGCCAAGACAACCTTACATCCTTCAGGCGCGTAATGAGCTATTTTTTGTGTACTTACGGTGTTGTCTAAAATAATGCCATGTGGGTTTTCATCGTCAGGCTTTACTACAGCGTTGCTTGCTAAGTGATATATTAAATCAGGCTTGTGCTGCTTGCATATGTTCTCAAAAATGTAGTAGCTATCTTTTGACCTGTCTACTTCGCCAAGGTCTAACGCATAGTGATCGCTAAGTTTAACGTCTCTTTTGGTTATCATTATTGGACGGCGGGATACTGTAATCAGTTCGTGTCCAAGAAGTTTTAATTGCAAACAAAGATGCTTTCCTATGAATCCGGTCGATCCAGTCACAAGTATTTTCATTTTTCCACCATGCTATCTACGAACATTAAACATTTTTCCGCTTCTTTAGGCATGTCTAGTTCGGTAAACAGCCTAGCGATTCTGTGAAAATAAGTATGATTTTGTAGAACGCAATTAAATCCTTTTTCTGCGTATAGTGCTGCTTCTTTAGGGTGATTGACGTAGTATTGAATTAGTTGCTCAAACTCTTCTGGTGTTTTTGCAAACAGAACTTCGTCGTTTGTGAATACGTCGTTTGCCATTGACTCAACGTAGTCTGAAATGCAGAAGCCGCCGCTCATCAATACTTTGAACGGTCTCTCAATTATATCATATCCAAAGTCCTGTGAGTGGGGTTCGCTGACGTTTGGGCAGACGGTAGCAGATCTAAAGGCGTGTTTTACATTTTCATTAGAGATTTTTCCGGCGTACTGAACTACCGGCCAATCAGACCCTCCAAAGATTTTTATATTGAACTTGCCGACAGGATGGCACAACCTAAGAAGATATGGATCTAACCTTTCTGCTTTGTAAGGCCAATAACCACCCACAAACACTATATCAGATTTTAGAAGATCTACTTCACCAGCGTTTGCATAGTCGAACACATCTGCGCCATGCATCATTGAGACAACTTTTACACCTATTACTTCCCACCTATTGTGCGTGACCTTCATCCAATTATCATGGTAATGATTGTGAACGAAGTCAGGCTTGTCGCACTCTCTCTTAAGTCTTTCTATCCATATAGACTCATCTTTCGTAGCCGTCAGGATGGGATATTTTTCTTTATCCACCTCTTTTTGCATGTCGCCCCAGTCAGAAGCTCGCATTACAACCTTCATTTCTGGACGCTCTTTTATGCAGTTAAAGAGAGATCTATTCATGTTGTAAGTTTGACCCATAAATATATCGGGTTCAAACTCATCAAATGCGTCATATGCAGACTTTGTATTTGTGTCCCATAAAATTACTTCGTGACCTATAGCTTGAAAAACTTTAGCCCATCCCATTCTTATATAGTAGTGCGCATGAGGACCGTCACTAGAAATCATAACTTTCATTTTTTCAAGTCCTTAAGAGAGTCAATTTCTTTTATTTGCATTCGAGGAGGTTCAACAGATCTAAAGAAACCTCCAGAGTTTATTATTATATTGAAAAGCTCAAATGGATACATTTTGTTTTTTGTCTTGTCTTGACATAAATCGTTAAACATTTCAAACTCCAAACCTTCCAAGTATGCTATATGCGCCCATTTAGATTCTAACCCATAAGCAAAGTTTGTAACTTCTCCGTCCACTATAGTTACGCCTATTTCTTCTTCATCAAATCTAGACTGGCTATCAACAACAATAGAAGAGCCTTTCCTTGTTATGTCATTCAGCGAACTTACATTGAATATAAGATCTCCATATATTATCAGTGCATTGTCATGGACTGAGTTGTTTACTCCAAGCCTAAGACTCTCCACTATATTCGATGTTCTATAAGATTGATTTTCTACAATCCTTATGTCTCTATCCAGAGTTTTTATAACCCTGTCGGATTCAAACCCTACCACAACTATTATCTCAGAAAACGGGTAAATCTTTTTTACCGTTAATATTATTTTGTCTAGTATGGTATGTCTTTGATTTACTGGCAGCAAACACTTAGGGCCATAGGATTTCATTCTATGACCCATACCGGCTACTGGTATAATGACACTTAAAGGTTTATCAGCGTCTTTGCCAGCTCCATTGTGCTTCGTTGAGCTTGTAAAACGGTTATATTTACGCATTTGCCCTGTCTTGCAATTTTTCCATTACTCTAGACCAGTTCTGTTGCCAGACATTTTTGTTCACTACAAAGCTAGAGTTGTCACCTGTTACTCTAACAAGAGTCAGCGACTCTGCAACATGAGCTATGATGTATTTTTCGCTTATTCTCATCCAAAGATCATAGTCTTCGCATGTTCTCATAGTAGAGTCGTAGTAGCCAGTAGCTTCTTCAACATCTAGTAGTGCTTGTTTGTTTATAATGCTTCCGCTATGAACCATGCATTCTTCTATTAATCTTCTTCTGGTGTAAGGTTCTTTATACTCTCTGATTATTTTTCCTGTAGAAGTATGTTTAGTGTCATAATCAGCATAGACAACTCCAATAGATTTCATGTCCTGTTTCATAACATTGACACACTTTGTTATCTTTTCAGGATACATTTCATCGTCAGCGTCTAAAATTGCATAGATATCTGTATCCTGCAACGTGTAGTTGATGCCGGTATTTCTAGCAGCACTAGGGCCTCCATTTGTTCTGTTTATAGCAACGAATTTTCTATCGGAAAAATCATCACTAGGCCAAGTTATAAAAACTTGCGAACCTTCAAATGTATCGCTGGCAACACTCTTTTCAGAAGAAGTTATTATGTCCCAAGACTTATCTGTAGAGCCATCATTAACAACGCAAATTGTTATAGGTCCCTCATAGTCTTGGTGCATAGCACTTTTTATAGCTTTTGCTATATACTCTTCGTCGTTATAACAAGCTATAAGAATTGTAACTCTAGGATTCTTTTCCATTTCTAATTTCTTCCCAAGTCCAAACTACACTTTTGGTACTTCCGTCTTCACTCTGTATGCCTTCTATTTTTTCAAGAAGTGTCATTCCGTAGTATCCATTCAAAAACTTATGCATGGTAGCCTGAACAACAGTTCCATTTAGATTTTCATCGCCTTTGATATAGACAACAGGTTCAAGTTCTGTGTTCGTTTGCTTGTCAATTAAAGAAATTACATCCTTTGCAGGCTTGTTTCCAGCTCTCAAAACATAGTAGTAGCTATTGTTAATGTTAGGAAAACACAAATCTATAGATTGGTATTGATATGCCTCTTCTTCCATAATCCTAGTTACTTTGTAATCTATTTCAGAATCTCCAAACAAATCTTGAACTGTAGAAATGAATTCTATAGGGTCTGATTCTGAACTATTGGCTATGGTGACATATGAAGCCTCGCCTTCTATTTCCTTAATGCCAGAAATAGTTTTTTCTAGATCTTCGGTGGAGGAGTCATTATCAAACAAAACTATAAAGCCTACGGGAAAGACGGCTTCTTCTTTTACTTTGTCTGTTAGACTAACGCTTGTGTCAAACGCCTCTTTCCATTCCTGATTTCTGTAGTAGTTGCACCAAGCCTCAACCACAAAGAACTCATTTTCTTCTAAGTCCTCTGCTTCAATGATGTCAACTCCCTTTTCTCTAAACTTCTCTACTCGACCTAACTTACACTCTGTCTGTGTTTTGCCAATATAAACAGCAAAAACACAATCTTTACAGGAGCTAGTTAACTGATTGTCCATCATGGCCTTTCTCCTTCTACTAACATATTAACGCCTTGTAATCTTTTCTTTGTAACTTTGATACCTTGTGACTCTAAGAAAGAGACAAGATCTTCCATAGTCGTATGACTTAATTTAACGCTCCAAGCCTCCTCAAAATTTCCATGCATGAGGACATTAAGAGACTCTGTGTCTATAGCTTTTTTGTAAAACATCCTACATACTTCTAGAATGTCCGTTCCACCAACGACTATCTTGCCGCCATGCCTAAGCTTACTGATCCAGTGAGCTAAAACTTTTCTAGACTCTCCAAGCTGTAGATAATCTAGTATGTCTTCTGCTACAATTTCTACACATTCGTTTTCTAGGGTTATTTCATCTAAATTACGAATGTCTGCCTTTATGACATTTGTTTGTTCATCATTGGCATTCTCTAGAACTACTTCTTCACCCATTCTCTTGAGTGTTGGGTCTATGTTCACAAATCCAGATTTGTAGCCAGACCCGCCTAGTGTTATGTTAATCTTCATCTTATCCCCTAAAAAACTTTTTAGCAGTTTGTTTAAGTAAAAAGTCCCACTTCCTGATAAACTCTTCTTGTGAAAAGTTTTCGACTATGGTTTTTCTTGCGTTTTCGCCTAGCTTTTTAGCAAGCTCTTCGTCATTCAAGAGGTCAACTAAGTATTGCTTTAGCTCTTCTTCGTCATTACTTATAAAACCGTTAACGCCATTTTCTACAATCTCCGGTATCATACATGTCGCTGTCGTAACAACAGCGCAACCACAAGACATGGCTTCCAGCAAGGCTGTTGGTACGGGAGATATTGTAGAAGTGTTTAGAAAAATTCTATTGGAAGAGTATGCGTTTACTAATTCTTCTGTGCTGGATGCTGGGACTGACAGGCCGGGAGTATCTCCAACAACCTTAAATGGTAAGCCTTGAATGACTCTTTGCCATAAAGTGAATCCGCAACACCAATCTCTATTAATCCAGTCATTAACAACGGATAGTATTTGATTTTCTCTCTCTACTTCTTGTGGCTTAAAAGTCTGCGAGTCCACTCCGTGTGTTATTACTGCTGTGTCATTTCCCTGCGGACTCCAATCCCAGTCGTGTATGCTGTATTCTGATATAAATATGTTTGTGTCGCCTCTCATGTATTTTGTGGATTCTTTTACATTGGGAGGCCAGTAAGGAACTGGCAATGTATGCTCTAAACTAACCATCGGCAAGTGCAGTCTTTTTGATAAAGGCTCTGCAATTTGAAATTGACCGAATTTGTTTTGAGAGAGAATGAGATCAAAATCTACATTCAGTGGTATTTGTGATTCGCCAAGCTCTGGGTTTAGCAGTTGGTAATTCTCTGGTAGAGGAGCGTAATTAGAGTTCCAGTCTTTTACACCTTCAGCTCTGTAGGCATAAAAATTATGGCCAGTCCTGCACAAAAGACTTTCATACCTTTCGTGCGTAGGAAAGGTTAGTATGTTTAGCGGCTCATTAAATTTTCTGGTCGCTGCTCTTGTTATAGATGCTACTGGATTACTCATTCAAAAGCTCTTTTATTAGTTTGCCTATATTTTCGTGAGAATATTTTTGTGCTTGAACAAGTCCGTTTCTTTTCATCTTGCTGTATTCTTCTTGTTCTGAGCTTTTCATTGTGTATATTTTTCTCATCGCTTTTCTAAGCTGGTTTACATCTACGGAGTACCAATCCTCTTCGGCTGTAAAAAGGTCGGCAAAAGTGTCTGTCATTCCAGAAACTGGCTCCCATCTACCGTCAATCAAAATTCCAGAGTCACCTATATAATCTGCCATTCCTCCAGTATTTGAACATATCGGTGTTTTACCAAAGCCCATAGCGTCAAAAGCTGGTATAGACCAAGCCTCTCCGTAACTAGGCATAACGAAGCAGTCGCAAGCCCTGTGAAGACCATAAAGCTCTTGTTCGCCTAAATAATCTGTAACTATTAAGTCTTCTCTATAGTCTTCTAGATTTGCGTACTTTTTAAGAGATGTTTTAATTTTATCGCATACATTTTTTATCTCTGCCGCGCACTCGTCGGAAGACATACCATACCTGTTTGATTTTATTAAAATTGAGACGGGTTCGTCTGGGTCAAACTCTAGATGAAACGCTCTTATAAAAGCCGCCATATTCTTTCTGTTGTTCATCTCGCCAACAAAGTAGAAAGTAAAGGTGTCTCTTATGTTTGGTATATCAACCTTTCTATGATTGCTTTCAAACTTAGAAAAATCTGTGGCATGAGGAACAACCTTTATTGGTATGTTTACCCCGCTTTCTTTTGCGGCGTCCACCATTTGATTGTTTATAACCCAAGCTTCGTCTAAACAGTTTATTTTTCTAGCCCAGTTAGATGCCTTAAAATTGCTTGTCTCGCTTGCGTATAGGGCTATATTTTTCTTAAATCTAGCATTGTAATCCATCATGTGTGGAAGTACGTGCTGTATGCAAACATCACTGCCGATACTGTCTTTTTTCTCAAGCTCAATTATTCTTTTAGGTATGTCTGGCTTGTTGTTATTTAGTTTTATTGGTCTTGGAACAACGTCTATTCCAGCGGCGTCCATAGAAAGTATGTAATCTATTGCCGCTTGCGCCCATCCAGTACCATCTCTGTAACAACCTATATAGAGGACTTTCATCTAACCACCTCTTTCCTTTTTGATTCCCAGAAATTCCTTCTCTCTGCAAGGTCAGCAACAACCTTGTATGCAATTTCTTTATCAAACGGCTGATATTCTGGGCGAACAAACTTATAAGAGTCCTCATTGAAGTACATATCTCCAGTGCCTTCTATGTACATCCCATAATTTAGATCTCTAATCATTCTTGCTTCAAAATAAGTATTAAGTCTTTCAGGCTCTCCTAAAACATTGACTATCAGCCATTGAGCATACTCTTGTGTAGGGAGATAGGCAGGAACGTCTATATCTGGGTGGTGTATTCTGGGTGGTGACAGCCAAGTTTCTTGATCGGGTCTAATTTCTAAAGAATCAAAATACTGCTCCCATTTCTTAGCGGTTGAATCCCATTGGTAGTATTTATCAAAGTTCGCCTTGCAAAGCTTTCCTAAAAATTGACGATCTTTATCTGACATGTCGAAGAACTTTTTCATCTCCTCCGCAGTCTTGTCGTTGTCGGGTACTGCCCTGTCACAACCAGTTTCCATTTCGTTGTAGAGAGCTTTTGGCTTTAATGGTATTCCTCCCAATTTTCTAACAACACTACTCATGGCAGAGTAATCAATGCTCATGACAGGCACTCCACAAGCAGCTGCTTCAACCTGTGGCAAACCGAAACCTTCACTGTTTGCATACTGAACGTACAGATCAAACGTATTCATGATAGAAGCAAGGAATTCATAGCTCGTTCCATTCTTTACGCTTGATAATCCAGCTCCAGAACCGCCGCATCTTGGGCATTTTGTCTTTGCGTCAGCAAAAAACGATGGAAAAGCATGACCACAGCTTGGGCATACATATGTAAAGATGACCTTGCTTGACAGTGCGTATTTGTTCAGTAGTTTGGGTATGTCCCATCCAATGTCTGGATAGCTAGTGTGGCAGTATAGAAAAACGTCACTGCTACCACTCTTATCTAAAAACTTTCTAAAAGCTTCAAACAAATCAGGAAATAACTTCCTTCTTTGGTTGCGCATTACAGTGCCAATTATTTTACTATCTGGGTCAAACCCTAGTTCAGATTTATGCTTTCTTTTGCTTGCTACTGGTTGGTAGGCTTGGTCGGCAGAAGGAGGAGCGCTACCCAAACAATTAATAGCGCCGTTAGACTCTTCTTTTAGAACCTCATATCCCCAATCAGAATAATTAAAAACGCCGTCAGCTTCAGAAAATGTAGCCAACCATTGTTCGTTTTGTGGGGAAGCATCTACTGTAGGCATTATAACCCAATGAAACATCCTTCTGAATGGCGACCTACTTTGATAGTCAAGCATCCAAAAATCTCGAATGTCAAAAACAATATCCGGTTTGAAGCTAAGCAACACTTCCTCAAATCTCCATTCCCCAAACTGGTTTGTAGGAATGGAGTTGTATTGATCTACCTCAGCTTTGTTAGAGGTGTCGGGCATGTTTGGATAAAAAGTCCACGGAATATTGTTCTTTGCGGCTTCTTCTGGAGTCCCATAACTAGCAAATTCTGCTAATTCGTACTTATCTGTTTGGTAAAGCCTGTTTAAAACTTCTCTACCATAAGTTGCATAACCTGTATTTAGATAGGTAGCCTCTCCGCAAAATAATATTCTTTTCTTTCTCATCAATTAGCTTCCCTAATTTTTTCAAAGAGCGTCTCTAATTTTTTATTCAAAACAACTCTAGTGCAATTTAGAAAATCGCAAATTTCTGCGTTGGTATAATTTTCAAGCTTTAGCTTGAGTATGAAGTTCTCTTCTTCTGATAGATAATCCGGCACATAATCAAAGAAGCTTTCTTTTATATAGTACTTATCTTTTAGACTTTTTGCTAAAAGATTGTTGTCAAAGAATACTTTAACATCTTTGTCTTTGTTTTTGCTTTTTAGTTTTTGTATCTCATTCCTAATGCATACGGTAGCATAGGTAGAAAACTTAGATATATCTTCATCATGTTGTCTTATAGCTCTTAGCAGACCTATCAGTCCGGCCTGTATAAATTCATCTAAGCTAGAGTTTTTAGATAAAAAAGAAAGAGCTTGACTAACAACCAGTCCGTAATTGTTACGAATTAGTTGGTCTTCAAGCTCTTTGTCCGTTGTATTTCTTCTCTGTTTATTCATTTAGCAGTTCGGATTTTTCGAGCTTACCTTCATTGCTCGCCCCATCCGGAACACTAGACGTGTTTTGATTTGTGTTAAAAAGCTTAAACTCTTTCACTCTAAATCTTGTCTGAAACTTTTTGTTTCCTTCTTTGTCTGTCCAGTTATTATTTCTAGCTGAGGTCACTACATCTACTATGTCACCCTTTTTACAATATTTGCCAAGAGTTGTCGCTCCGGTGTCCCAAGCTTCAAAATCAAAGTAATTTACGCTCTTCTTTTTCTTACTTTCTCCGTCAGGGCTTTTTTCTCGCCTATATTCAGTTACGGCTAAAGTAAATCGACATAACTCTGTTTTGTCTACTTTGATGAGATGTGGGTCTTCAGTTAGGCGACCAATAAATCGGCAATAATTTGAAATAGTGTTCATAGTACCATCCTTGCAATAAGTTGTTCTTACTACATACAATATACGCTCACTAAAGAGCTTTTGCAACTACAGTTCAAATATTTCGTCTACTATAACGCCATCTCTTTTGCCCTTGGATGATTTTCCTATTATAAGTATATTGTTTCCATTATATAGAACATTTTTATATTTAATCCAAGCTTCATTAAAAAGAGTTATATTATCAACGCTACCAGTAGCATCCTCTATCTCTAAAAAACCCATTTCATTGCCAGCGTTCTTGCCCTTTTTCGGTACATACTTCCTCGTTTCGGAAACTGTTGCGGCAATCATGACCTTGCCCTCTTTGCCATTGATGAGATCTTTACATGTGGTGTCAGCCCTGCTGGTATCTGAAGACTCTACTTTGGAAAAGGTTAGTGACACGCCGTAGTAATTTTCTTCCGTTCTAACTATCCACTCTGGATCGTCGTGTAGGGAGACTGGCGGATCTTCTAGCTGCTGTATCAAATCTTTTACTATCTCCAGTCTATTCTTATTTGTAACCCCGCCACCCTCTTTTCTCGGTCTACCTAGACTTCTAAGAAGCTCTAGCAACGAGTCAAAGGCTTGGTAATTTTCTGAAACCCATTCTATTTCTTTGTTGGATAGCTTTTCAAACGTGTCAAATTCATAGAGCATCTTTTGTCTTGAAACTTTAAGGTTTGACAAAACTCCAGACGATATTAAAGCTCTGGTTGCCGTTTTGTTTATCTTCCTAGAAATGAGGACTAAAAATTCATACCAAGTCCATTCCTTTGATTTCAAAGACTCTTTTAGATCAGAAATATTATCTCTTATTGTTGCTATCGTATTAGAGCCTAGAGACTTGACGTTTTTGAGTCCAAAGTAGATTGTGTCGTTTATTACGTCAGTCTCTTCGTTGAGATGATCTAAGGATGGAGGATGTATGAATATATCGTTAGACTTAGCGTCTGTGACAAGCTCCTTGACTTCTTTCTGTGGATCTGGCTTTCCGCCCGAATACCTAAGATAGTTACAGTAGAACTGTAGCGGATAATGCGTTTTAGCGTATGCGCTCCAATATCCGCAAATAGCATAACTAACAGCATGAGATTTGTTAAAGGCGTAACGGCTAGATTTTTCAATCCAACTAAAAATCTCTTCAGCCGTTTCTTTGGTAACGATACCTTTACTATCAGCCCCAGTTAAGAAAGACTTCTTTACTTTAGCCATTAGATCTGCCTTCTTTTTGCCGATGGCCTTACGAAGGTCGTCAGCGTCCTGAAGGCTAAAACCAGCTAACTGTTGAGCTATCTGCATTGACTGCTCTTGATAAACAAGTACACCCTGAGTTTTCTTTAGGATTGGCTCTAATGATTCGTGTAAATATGTTACTGACTCTTCACCATTCTTCCTATCGACGTAATGTTGAGTCATAGACTTTCCATCAACTATAGCTTTTAAACATCCCGGACGGATGATGGCTATTAAGTCGGAAAGCTCTTCCATATTCTTGGGCTTAACTTTCTTAGCCCAACTTCTTCCTAAACTACTCTCTAACTGAAAAACGCCCTTTGTTCTTCCGCTACAGATTGTGTCCCATGTGGACTCGTCGTCAAAAGATAGGTTTATAGGATCAAAGGTGGATGTTTCCATCTGCAAATGCCTTTTCAAATTTTACGCTAGGAGAAACCCTTCTGATAAGCTTCATGAAGGCAATTAATAGATTGGCAGTGTCTTTTACGTCTTGTAAAGCGTCATGGGCATTTTCTTTGTCCATACCAAGCAAGTCTCTCATTGAATCCATACTTAAGGATTTAACGTCTGCGTTGTTCTCCATCCACATCCATACCGTATGCATTAAATCAACCTTGTGAATAGGATTAAACAAGCCCTGCCTGCCTGACTTGTTGTGCGTAGGACCATATTGTTGGCACATACGTTCAACGATAGGCATGTCGAAACCAATTATGTTGTAACCAGCAGCGATAGGAGCGTAGTAGTTTGTTTTTTTGAAGTTGTACTTATTGACAAAGTTTGTGAACTTTTGCCAAACCGCTTTTGGCTGCGGCGCTTTTGCTAAATCTTCTCTATTCTTTCTAGTGACGGCGAGAGCTTCGTCCTCTACTGGATCTAAACCCAGCTCAATAGCCTTATCGTCATCTAAAATAGGTCGTATTTCACTATTAAAATAACCTCCGGGCTGCACGGTGAGCTTGCGCCCATGAATAGCAACTGCGGCAATTTGTGTCGGTTGACACTTATATGGGTTTCTACCACCCGTCTCAAAGTCAAATACAATAATATCTCTGTAATTCATCTTATCTTTTTCCTTAGTTCAATAAATTTATTTAACGCTTGTTCAATATCTTCGTAAAGCATACTGAATGGTATTTTTTTTGATGTAGATTCTTTTTGCTGTAAGCATTTAGGGTTGGAGCAGTGAACTTGATACATATCTTTTTGTACCATCCTGTCATAAAAATCATTTATTTTGCATATCGACAGAGATTTGAACTCAACGTATCTTTTGTTCTCAATCCTATCTTTTATAAATTGTCTACTCATATTAAGATTCTTCCAGTTGGTCTCTAATACCCATTACTTTATCTAAAAGTGAGATGCCTAAAACATCAAACTTGACATGACCCATAGCCTCAAGGTCGTTCATTTCCATACCGGCCATTTTTTCTGAACTAGATTTGTCTCTAACCATAGGACATACCTCGTTCAAATTATTGGAGGAAATTACAACTCCAGCTGCGTGCTTACCCTGAGACTTGAATGTACCTTCAATGCGCATTGCTTGTTCAAACAATTTTGCATAGTCGCCCTCTAGCTCGCCTTCGTCATTCATCCTGCAATACTCTCTCAAGACTTCCGGCTGATTTATCAAAGTCCACCGTATTACTGATGGATCGTCCATGTCCGCTAGTTGGTCAGATATTTCATGTTCGGGTGGTAGACTTTTTGTTATGACATTCATTTCGTCATAACCGCAAGCCTCATTCATACGTAGAACTTCTTTAAGTGCGCTTCGCCCTTGAAGTCTTCCAAATGTAACCATTTGACTTACTTTTGAATGTCCATACTTGTCTCTTATATAGTCTATGGTGTCGTCCCTTCTGGATGCCGGTACATCTATGTCAATATCTGGAAGTGATATGTGATCTTCTGTATTTCTTCCGGCGTTATAAAATCTTTCAAAGATTAATCCATACTCAATGGGATCAACCTGTGTTATGCCCACCAAATAAGAAACCAAGCATCCAGCAGCAGAACCTCTTCCGGGTCCGGGAATCCAAGAGTTTGATCTAATATTGTTAACTATATCTCTTACTATCAGAAAGTATCCAGACAGGTTTGCATCACTTATGACTTTAAGTTCTTTTTTTATTCTGTCGGCATATATATCTTCAGATGTTTTTGTGTTTATCTTACCACTTGGCATGAGGAAATTTTTCCATCCCTCTCTGCATAAATGTTTTAGGTAAGCCTCTTCCGCCATGTCTTCTGGGCATTTAAACTTAGGCAACATTGGCTGACCAAGAATGTCATAGCTTTCACACATGTCGGCCACATGCATGGTATTCTGCAATTCAGCTTCTGTATGTATTGCCTTCATCTCTTGTAAAGTTGGGATGTGGAAGTTGTTAGACTTCATAAACCCAGAGAAACCAACGTCCTCATTGTTATCTAACTTGCTTTTTATCTTTCTAAGAGTTGTTTTCATCGCAGAACACAAAAGTAGTAGGTGGTCTGGTGAATCCTTCTTTTCTGGATAGTGTGAGTCTGAGGTCGCTATCGAGGGTATCTTTAATGTTTTAGCGATATAGCGCATCCCTTGCGCTACAAGCTTTGCTGCTGGAGAGTTATCTTGGTCTATACACTGCACTTCGATTAGAAAGTTTTCTTTACCAAATATATCCATATATTTGTATGCGACTTTTGTGACTTTCTCAACCCAGCTTGGGTCTATATACTTCTTAACTCCAGCCTCTGTTTCTTGACCATACGCAGCTTTATAGTCTGTAAAAATCGCGTTAGCCATGTCGCTGCCTAAATGCCCACTAAAAGCCAAAAGGTCTCCGTTAGCATATTGACCGAGCAAATCTAAGTCTAATCGCGGCTTGTAATAATAAACATCTTCATCGTTACTGCGAGATACAGCCTCGATCAATTTTCCCCAGCCAGTCTTGTTCTTTGCCAGCACTACAAGATGACTCAGGGTTCTGTTTGATGTTTCTTTTACCGTTGCGTCGTCTTGACTGAGATAGAACTCACAGCCTAACACAGGTTTGATATTTTTTGCTTTACAAGCCTTAGTGAAAGAGACAGCTCCAGACACGGTTCCGTGATCTGTCAGTGCGCAAGAGCTAAATCCCAAGTCTGCACACCTGCTTGCGATCTGTTGCGGCCTAGACAGGCCATCAAGTAGGCTGTAGTGACTGTGTAAATGTAATGGAGTCCAATTCATTTTTTCTTAGTATCTTCTGCGAGTCTACCGCCGCCATCTCCGTATGCTGACAGCTTGTTGACATCTCCGTATTTTTCAACAACTTTTAAGATTCCGTCTTTTCTTATTTCATCTCTAATATGCTGACACACACTTTTCTTTGAACCTTCTTTGTAAGGTTGGCTAAACTTACAGAGCTTGCGGCACTTCCAATGTGAGTTTTCGTTAGATAAGAGTTTTGGATTTTGACTTCTCTTAATTTTCTCAAATTTTTGTCTCAATATGTTTTCTGCTTTTTTGTAGTCGTCTTCGTCAAAGACCATTGAGAAAACACCACCAGCGTTAATATAAAAAATGCTTACAGAAAACTCTGCTTCTGGGTACATGTTTTTTAGGGCGTAGTAATACAGGAGGAGCTGAGTGTCTTTTTGTAGCTTCTCTAAAGTCTTCTCTTCTCCAGTAGCCCAGTTAATTCTCTTGCCGGTTTTATAATCTAGTATCTCGTAATAGTTTTCGCCCTGTTTTACGATTAAGTCAACGGTTCCCTTTATAGCCAAGTTGCCTTTGACATTTTCTTTACCTACCCTGTAGTTGTACTTTGCCCAGTTTTCCTGTATTTCAATGTCGAAGAAAAGCTCTGTCGCAAATACATCTTGATTTCTAGGATCAAACATTCCATCCTGATAGGCCACGGCTTTCTCAGCCCATTTTAAGCAGGTTCGTTTTTCAGAGTCCGTAAGGACAACCTCTGGAAAATTGTTGACATAATAGTCAAAAGCCAAGTCATTTACATACGATAGATCGTCACATTGCTTCAGTGTAAAAGTACCAAGCTCGTCATCAACGACCTTGTCTTCACCTTTGGCAACAGCCAGTGACTTGTCTCCAAGTATCTGCATAACCTTATGGGTAATAGTACCCATGAGAGCTTTTTTGTTCGTCTTGTCCTTGTAGGATAGATTGTACTGGAGAAAATACTTTTGTTCGCAGAACTCCAGAGTTCCTAAACTACTGCTTCTGTGGTAGCAAACTATCATCTAAACCATCTAATTCTGTAGTTATCAAATTGTACATGTCAGTATGAGCGCGAAAACCATTGTTGCCTTCACTCTCTCCTTTTTTGATAAACCTAGCCTGTTTGAAATATTGATCCCTGTCTTTTTGTCCGATGATCCATATCCTCTTCGGCGTGTGACCATCAAACTGTATGCTCGCAAAAATGTAAAGATCTAACCCTCTCTTGTCCGCTTGGTGCTTGCTTGTAGCAGCGACTGAAACGTCATAGAAAGGCTTTGGAGCGACTGTGCGCCTTTTAGTCTTTACTTCAATCCTTCTGTCATTTTTGAGGATATCATGCCCGTATTTGGCATCTCCCTCTTCAAAACTAATAATATCCGCACTGATGTACGCAGCGACGGCTTCTTCCCCAAGAAATCCAGCAAAGTTACCTTTACCCTTGAGTATTGAATTCTTAATTGATCCCATCTGCTTAGCCTTAGTTTTAGCAGAGTTGACCATATCCTGTGTAAACGGAATTTCTACGATTAAGCCTTTGGAGTTATCCATCCCCATTCCTTTATAATTTCTAACAATGCTCTATTAGTTTCGTCAATCGTCATGTTTTGGTTGTCAATAACATGATCAAACTTTTTAAAGCCATCTAGAGCTGTTTCACTGTCGTGACTATCTTCGTGAGGCTTTCTTGTCAGTCTTATGACCTTACCTCCAGCTTTGCGTATAGCTTTAACTTCGTTTGGGAAACGTATATCTGGAACAATTGCTAGTTCAGTTCCGCTTTGTTTTATTCTGTTTACACAACTGCGAACCCATATGTCCGATTTGAGTCTTCTGCATATATCTGTTCCAAAGTATTGTAAAAATTCTCTTGCTGTAAGATGAGCTTCTGCTTCTGATATCTTCACAAGCTCCGTTTGATCTGGGCCAGAAATTAACCTAGACATGTCTTGAATTCTAATATCCGTAAGTGAATTCTTATCTTCGTCTGTTCCGAAACACTGCTCTTCTGACAGGCCGAATAGTTGTATCGCTATTATCTTGAGGGGGTCGGCAAAACTAAACGATCTCACATAAGGCCAAATTTCTTGTGCTGCGTATTCTACAAATTCGGGATCTCTTCTCTCAATGTCGAGAATGCCCAATCCCTCTTCTTCCTCGCCCTTCTCATTAATTGTTATTGTGTTAACAAGAAGTTCGCCAGTGTCTTGGTTCATCATAAACTTCTCAATTACATCATTTACCCTAAGTTGGTATCCGTAAAGGAAGTTTGTTGATGTGGTTTTACCGCTTTGCTTTGCTCCAGAGAATCCAATTATCCTAGACATACTTGCCCTCCAGTTGAGGTTTAATTTCGTTTTGTATCTGTTGTACGGTCATCTCGCCAATATCTTTAGCAGAAAACTTTGGTTCGACAATGTTAAAAAGAGTTCCGCATTTTTCTTTAATTGATCTTCTAGCTTTTTCACCACCTTCGTCGTTATCTGTCAATATAACAACATTAAAGGCTCCAGAAGTTTGTATGATTCTAGACTGTGTATCACTGAGTGAAGACCCAAATATACCTACGCAGTTTTCTATCCCTGCTTCGTGAAGCCTCCATACGTCACCCTGACCTTCTACCAAAACAATCGTTTTCTTTTCTCTTATCTTTTCTTTGGCTAGCCAGTAACCGTATAAGTGAGAGCCTGAGTTGAAGTATTTAGAATTTATCCACTTATAGCCGTTATGATCTTCTTTTGTAGTTCTTCCTACGCAACCAACATATTCAAAGTTTTCGTCGTAAACGGGAGCTACAATTCTGCCGTTCATCTGTTTGCCTTTTGAATCGCAGTTTCCAACGTCGAACTTATCCAACACCTCTTTAGTATAACCCCTATTGATGTAATACTTGGAAGGTATCTTTAGACTTTTCCTAATTTCTTCTCTAGGTATGTTTAGTATTTTCTGTTTTTTCTGCTTTGTTTTTTGTTGGTACTTTTGTAGTATAGCCGGTATATCTTTTGCTCTATCCTTGATGTCACTTCCGGTTACGTTAAGAAAGTCCTTGCAAAAATTGATAGCTTCATTGAATGAAACTTCTTTGTCTTTTCTTGCGCTAAGTACAGCTCTAACAAATCCGAGTATTGAATGAGTGTGCTGTTTTTCGCAACCTCTAGTCCAACACTTCCAAGCGCCTTTCCACTCGCCAAACACGGTCATCGTGCATCCGTGTGGATTGTCAGCACCTTCGTGTATGGGACAGACAAAGGCGTAGTAATCGCCATTGTCTGTGTAGTCTATTTCTAAAAAATCTAAAAGATCACCTATATTGTCAGACATTAAATCTGCCAAAGCAATCCTGTCTTCTTTTGTTTGAAACATTAGAATGGCCTCTCCGCTTCTCCACCGTCTTCAATTACGAATCCCTCTCGTTGTAATTGAGTCCCTTTTAAAGCTTCTGATTTAGTCATCATTTCTTCAACAGTTCCAATCTCACCTTTCATATCAATATTGATATAGTCGTAATCATCTAAGCCACCACCATGTCTAGTAACGATTGGAATTAGTTTTCTATTACCTGTAGCTCCGTTGTCTTCAGCCATTTCTTCGTCAGATTTTGTTTTGAAAATAGTGAAACTACTACAGAGCCAAATCAATCTGTCAGAACCACTAACAACATCAGTAGATTCTTTTGTAATTCCATCTCTGTTCAGCTGAACAAAGCTCAGGCAAGGAAAGTCATACTCAACAGTCAAGTTGTGTAGCTTTGTTATTTGAAATCCTAGCACCTGAAACTCTTTCATGCTGTCATTAATTTCATTAGATGCCATAAGTTTTAGATAGTCGTATATGACCATGCAATCATTTGTTCTTCCGTTTTCGTCGAAGCCGACACGTTTGACAATCCATCTCCTGATAATCGAAAGTGTTTCTTCAAAAGGCTTCCCAGCTATAGTGATATAATCAAACGGAACATCTTTGATTTTTTCTGCGGCCTGAGCAATTCTTTCTTTGCCATTCACCATCTTTGTGAACTTTCCAGTGGAAATATCGTTGATGTTTATCCCACTGAATCTTGCTAGAAGTCTGTTGAAATGATCCTCTCTTGACATTTCCGTATCTAATATCAAAACAGGAACTTTTAATTCAGTAGCTATGTGAGCGGCTACATTGTCTGCCAGCATACTCTTTCCTGTTTTAGGACGAGCAGCTATCAGATCCACACATTTACGTCGAAAACCACCACCAATAGCTGCGTCAAATCTTGCGAAGCCGCTACTCAAACCCAGCATATCGCAGGGGTTTTCTTCTAAGTGCTGTATATAATTAGAAACTTCGTCCCCAAGAGTTATCGGTCTATCCTCTACGGAGTTGTTGAGAGTCGAAGATAGTTCAAAAAAAGGAGACTCACCGATTGATATGATAGTGTCAACAGACTCATCCCCTGTGACATCATTTATGTCTTTTATAACTCTTTTTGCTCTGAGCCTGACATCTCTGGCTATTTCGAGTTTTTTTAGTTTCTTTGCGTGAGTCCTAACATTTTCAAGTTGAACATCGAAGTTCATTAATCCTTGGATATGATTAGGAGGAACCCTGTCTTTGAAAGAGTCTGTCATTCCTAAATCTTCAGCCGCACTCAAGACGGACGGAAGATCTATACTAGAGCTATTTTCTAATGTCTTTTTTAGGCAAGCATAAATAATTTGATTTTGCTCTAAAGTAAACGTGCTTACATCTATTATGTCGTCAACGTCTATAAAAGCCTCTGATCCATGTTTAATTATGCCCGATAAAACAACCCTTTCGGACGCTGGATTTGAAATTTGTTCTTCCATTTGTTACCCTCCAATACATCTTGAGCATCTGTAGAATTCTCCACTTTTAAGTTGAGGGTTTATTTGTTCTGTCTTTCCGCAGACATGGCAAGTAACATCTATCAAATCAACCGGAGGCCGTCTTGTTGTTCTTTTGACTTCTGGAGTCTTTACTTCCGACGCTTCAAGGCCATCGTCAACAAACTGATTCTCACCAACTTTGATTGATTCTGCTTTTGCATACTTAGCGTTACTGTCAGTTTTAGACCTCTTTATTGAAAAGTCTAAGTCTTTTGATTTTTCTTCCCGCACATTTTCTTGCACTGATGCTTCTTGCACTTGTCCGTCTTCTGGCTCTGGCTCTTCTCCTGATCCTCTTGAGACTGATTCTCCCGTGAGGCTTTTGTAGCCCAGAATAACTTGCTCCATATCATCGTTCAAAATTCCTTCTTTGATAAGTTCTAGAGGGGTCATTAATACCTTCTCCTTCCAAGTTCCATTAATGCGTCTACTTGTCTACGCATATCTCTAACTTTATTATCTATCCAAGTAATGTTATTTTCTGCTGTGCTTTTTGCTTTCATAACGGATTCAGCAAAGTCGTCATTAATTGATAGCGTGTGTAACTTCTGTTCCCATTTCATATATTTACCAAACAGGTGGTCATGCTCTACTGTCATTCTGTAAAGGATGTCATTGCACCAGTTTAGTTTTACTTTGTGTTTGTTTTCTATTTTCTGCACATAGCCGCAATATCCAGATAATAAAAAAGCCTTGCGTAGACACTCTTCAGGTTTTAGTTTCTTAAGATCGTCTTCCGTAAGGTTTATGATTTCTTCAACCTCTGGATGTATTTTTGCGGTTATTATGCCTTTTAGATCACTGTATTCGTTTAGAGATTGTATAAGGCCGTCAAGCTCAAAGTTTTTCGAGTATTGTTTCTCTCCACTCATCTTCACCTTCCGAAAATTTTAATGATACGAATTCTATAGAATTAAGTTCGCACCATCTCTGTTTGTCTTTATCCCTGCTTTTAGATTTTAGAAAGTCCGCTTTATTCTTATGGAAAAAACTCACGAACTCAAAGTGCTGCCTTCCGTGAACTTCCACGACAAGATTGTAGGCTGGAATAAAAAAGTCAGCATAAAGTTTGGATGGTCTCGACGGCTTGTTTGAGCCGGGAAGGACGACCTCTTCCAAAATTGTATCATAAGGAAAAAGTGATTTCAACAATTTTCTTGCGGAAATATGCAAGTTTGATCTTGGTCTAATATCCTCGCCAGAAACTGCGTATTTATTCAGTCTCCAATGATGCTCGCGACCGTCAAACCCTTTTACCTTCAATACAATATCTCCCTCATTGTGCTGTCAAGCAAGTCCCAGAGATGTGGATACTCATCCATGAAGTCTAATAGCTTAGCCTGTCCTTGAAATTTAAAAAGTCTTAATACGGCATCTTCATCTGATGGATCGACTTCTTTTTCAGACAGAATATCGGCTACGGAATCTGGGCTGTCAATAGCGAAGTGGCAAGTATACCACGCACCAGCCTGTTCGATAATATCAAAATCAACCGCCTGTGAAAATAACTCTTGCTTTTTGTCAAGGCCAACGCCGTAACGAAGCCAGCTAACGGCTCCACCTCCGGTAAATCCTCCGGCAGAAGAAGTGACAACTTTCCATAAGATGCACTGACCCACCTGTTGCGAGTCTGCCTTGTCGTCAACCTTCCAAGGCTGAACTCTGTTTATTTCTAAAATAGTGTCAGCTTGATATTGTATTTTTACACCACCGTCAGCTACCTTCTTTTTTCCATAGCCAGAGACATTGGATATGTAGTGTGTAATCATGATTATAATTACACCTTGTTTAGGAACTACGCCGCCAAGTTTCTTTGTGAAGTTAGATAGTATCTTTTGGAGTCCCGGCCTGTAGTCTCCTCTAACTTCTTCGTCTAAATCTTTTTGTGCTATCATAGAAGAAACAGAATCAATGATAATGACAGAACCCGGACATTCTTTGACTATTCTTTCTATAGCCCCTAAGTACTTCTCTGCGCTTAGAGTTTCAGAAGGTGATTCAAATATGTTGATTTTATCAACGTCTAAGCCTTTTATTCCTTCCAAGTTTTTTCTATTTAGTCTTCCCTCTACATTTATGTACCATACATCTCTTGAGCCATAGGCTTCTTTCTGTGCGTTAGCGGCTATTTGCAAGGCGGTCGTTGTTTTGCCGCTCTTTGGATCTCCTATCATTTGAACCCAACTACCTTCTTGGATTCCGCCGCCAAGAGCGTAATCTAGACAAGGGCTGACAGGAATAATTTGCTTATTTTTAATTTCTTCAAATACTTCTTTGCCGCTTTTAACAACGTCTTCGCCGTACTTTTTTACGAGCGTATCAAAGATTGAAAGTTCTTTTTTCTTAGCCATCTAACTTCCTAAGTTTGCTGATTTTACTTTCTCGACCATAAGGTTTGGAAGGTCTTGCTTTTGTATTGTCTGTATATTCTATCACGTCGGGATTAATTTTATCCAACTGTTTTTGGGATTGTTTTACAAGAGGTTCTAGATTTTTGACCCTCAAGGAATATATGCGTTTTCCTTTGGGGGAGTTTAGCGCTGAGATTATGGCCTTGTCGGTATATTTTTTTAGAAGCTGGTAGGCTTTAGTTATCTGGCTTTGGAATTCTTTTTTCCACTTAGCCGTATTCCATAATGCGTAAGCTGGCCTTCCGACATTTTGCGATTCAGCTTTTCTCAAGCAAACCATTTCCGCTATGTATTCAGCGGCATTACACGGCTGACCCGTCGTTTTGTGTTTGTAATTGTCCATTCAATGCTCCATCCTTCGCTATCAAGCAGTCAGGGTTTGCGAAGGGGTCTCGTTCTTCAACTCTTTCTAAAATCATTTCCGGCATAGCCCATTTTCTAACAAGCAGTCTGCCATTATCCAAATATCCAACGATGAATGAGTGTAAAGTCTCGCCACCAAACATAAAAGCTGATGCACATTTACAAAAGAAGTATCCGTCCTTGTTGGCGGGAACATCTTTTGCGTTGGATCTATTTTTAATTTTTAAGTTTGTGACATGCAAACCTTCGTTTTCGCAGTAGATCTTTAGCCTAGCCCAAGCACTTTCTGGTGTTGCGTTGGGTCTGCCGTCATCTTGGTAGATAGTTTCGCCGTTTGAAAGTTCGGCTATCCACATTGGGTTCTTGTCGCCGTACTGATTTACATAAGAATCTAATTGCTTTGCCACGTTGTATTCGCGGTCTGGTATATCAGATAAGTTCATATTATTTGTCTTTAATTATATGAATTGCATCACTGTATCTTGTGGTGTTTTGAACTCTTGTAGGTCTAGTTTCATCGGCTAATTCGGACGCAGCTGGCGTCATGATTGTAACTCCACGATCTTCTTTGTGACCCATAAGCTCTCCAACTGTGGATTTTTCATCCTGAGCTGTGTCAACATGACCCGTGTCTGTAGACTCGCTAATGTATTTGTTTACAGCGTTCTCTGTTCTATTAAGATCTTTAGCTATTTCTTCTACAGTCTTATCTGTGTTGTTGTCGATATAGAACTTCTCTACCTTGGTTAGCTTTCCTGTTTTTCTTTTAGACATCAATAACGCTCCTCTCGGCCCAAGACAAATAGCTTGATTTTCTAGTTTTTAAATACTCAACGTAAAACTTAAAGGTGTTCTTTTGAACTTTTTTATACTCTGTCATGTTTGACTTGAGCTTGCCAGAATCCATTCCATAGGGGTCTATGACTCTACCCCTAAAAAACTTGACGTAGTACTTTTCCACTTTTTTGCTTTTTGCTAGATAAGCGCATGAATTATCTTCGTCTTCCTGAGATTCCGATCCGTCAGAGTTGTAGTAGGTGTAATCAAACTGTTCTTGTTCAAAAAATTCACTAGTCATTTTTCTTTTTCCTCATGTGTATATTCATTACACCATCCTCATCTTCTTCCATAGACTCTATTATATCTCTTTCTTTTATTGTTGCATATACAAAAGATCCATTAATTTCATGAACCCAGCTCTCGCCTCTGGTATTTTGCGGGGTACATCTCTTATTTACGCAATGAGCTTTTATAAAATGTTTGTCTTCTGTGTCTCCTGTCTTGATGACATTCAGTAATGGTCTATCACAGTCGGCACATGTCACAACTATAAACTCGCCTTTAGCTCTTTCTACATACTTCTTAAATTCCATTACTTTTTCCCGTCTCTAATGTATTTTGCTTTTTGAGACTTGCTCATTTTGTTTATATCGGATTTGCTGGCATCTCCAGACTTTTCCCACCAGTCTTTTTTCTTTTCTTTCTTCTCTGCATTTTGGTAAGCTCTTTTGTCATCAAGCTCGTAACGTCCCATCTTTTTTGTATTTCTCTCGGCAAGCTGCCCAAGAGTTTTGGCTTCTCCCTTTACAAAGCCGATGGGAGGCTGATTGATAACAATTTTTATATCTGAACTTCCGCATTTGCAAGGGGAAGGCTCTTCGTTAAAGCCGTGAAATTGCTCAAATTCAATTCCACAGGTGTTACATTGATAATCATATGTTGGCATATTAATCGTACAGTGCGTTAAGAATTCTTGAAATAATACTATTTCTGACAATGTCCTCTTCCGTAAGTTCGGAAATGCCGACACCATCAATGTCATCAAGACGCTCAAGAAACTCCTCAAGACCGCCTTGGTCTTTTTTTAGGAGGTCTGTTTGCTCAATGTCTCCATTGATGACAGCTTTTGAATCCCAGCCGATTCTCGTTATAAACATTTTTAGCTGTTCAAAAGTGGCGTTTTGTGCTTCATCTAATATCATAAAGCAATTATGGAAATTTCGCCCTCTCATATATTCCAAAGGCACTACTTCTATCTTGCCTTCTTCTCTGTATGCTTGAACTCTATTGCTATTTAACCTGTACTGCATCTCTTCCAGTACAGGCACAAGATAAGGATGTATTTTTTCTTCAAAAGTTCCGGGCAGGAAACCTAAACCCCTACCACTTTCAATTACAGGTCTAGTTACAATTATCTTCTCAACCCTTTTATCTAACAAATAATCGCAAGCCAAGCCAACAGCTACCGCTGTTTTTCCTGTACCTGCTGGGCCGGTACAGAAAGTTACGTCATTTTCTGATATAGTTCTGATGTAACCTTCTTGATTTTTAGTTTTAGGTTTTAAAGCTTTCCTTCTTTTAGTTGGTTGTCCTGCTTCTGGTTTTTTTCTTCTGGGCATTTTATTTACCTGTAGAGCCAAAGCCTCCATCACCTCTTTGGGTGGAATCTAACTCTTTTACAACATGCTGTATAAAGGTTGGGACTTCTTGTATTAATAATTGAGCTATTCTGTCCCCCTTCTCTATATGGTACGTCTCTTTAGTGGTGTTATGCAAGCAAACTTTTACCTCACCCCTATACTCAGAGTCTATAACGCCAGCATGTCTATGAACACCTTTTACACCCATAGAGGATCTATCCCATATTAATCCAGCATAACCTTTTGGTATTGCAACCGCTATTCCGGTGGAGACTAATACAGTTGCATCTGATGGGATGCTTACGGTTTCAAAAGAATACAAATCCCAACCGGCATCGTTTAGATGACCCTTCGTTGGGACTTGAGATGATTCGTGTAGCTGCTTGACTTCAAAAAAGTTGTAATCGTAATTCACTTTTCTTCCTTTTTTTCGTATTCCCAAATCAAACTTGAGAGAGTGCTTCTGGTAATTTTGTTACCAGCTTCTACTTCTTCGTTGAGTTTTTTAGCGATCCATTTTAGCATGTCATTGTCTATTGTAATACTTCTAAGCATTAGATGATGTCGCACTTTCCTCCGGCGCAAGCCCATTCCTGTTCGGGCTTGACGTTGTTTTCTTCCTCTATAACTTCCGTATAGTCAACCTTAGTAAACTCCCTATTTAAGTCCACCCACTCTTTCCAGTTGTAGACATCTTTCATGCAATAGGTAAGCTTTCTTAGGTCTCCTTCAAAATATCTATCCGCAAACTTCTTGCATCTGTCAGCCCACTCTTTTTTTCCGTTACCCTTTATCTTAGCTCCGACACCTAAAAGTGAGTCGCAGGCCGACCATAGGTTGTCTTCCCATAGGTTAAGGGCGACCTCTATAAGACCGCTGACAAACAAAGATGCGTCTCCGTAGTGACGAACCTGTTCTGTTGGTAGGTAGATTGCGGTGAATGGCGCTTGGGGATAGTCCTTGTCTCCAGTAATTGGCAACAAAGATATACCACAGAAGTATTTCCTGTTTTTATAAATAAACTTCTCTACTTCTTCCCATTCATCTGGTTTTACATTAATCGTATTAGAAACATTGTGTACAAGCCAAGGCTTGGTACACAGGGATTTATTAGTGCCGGGAATTACCCAGCTTTGCTGTGTGCTTTTTACATGTGTTAGGAGGTCTATAGCTCCAACTTGATTCTTAGTCTTAGATCCCGCAGGAACTTCTACGCAAAATGCAACTACATCGTCGCTATCATTGTTAGACCATACAGACTCTTCACAAGCTCTTGGGTTCACTTCTCTGAAGTAGTTGTAAATGGGTTCCATCTTATTCGCTTGAACCCTTCGTATATAACGCTTAGCATGATGTGGATGGATACCAGAGGAAGTACCAAGAACACAACTGCTAGTACCTTCAGGCTTAATACAAGTAGTTCTAGCGGCTTGATTGGTTCCGATGATCTTAGCGACTCTTTTGTTTTCATCTTTAACTACTTTAGCCCCTTGCTTCTGCGTGTCAGGATTTAAACATATCTCATGTTTCTCCATTATACCTGTCATGGAAACGCCTAGAAGTGCCTCTCTACTAACAATATTCTCGCTTGCCTTTCCGAGGTAGGGAAATTTTGCAAACCCAGCCTGAAGAGAGCCAATTATAGAAGCGGCTTTACAGGCTTCAAGGAAGTCTTCCTCCGTTTTTATCTTAGCGCAATTAATTGTACTTAGATTGCAAGCCTGCCAACCGCTCTCGCCGGTTGTTTCATCTACAGGCCACATGCCAATCTCAACACAAGGATTGACTATTAATTCTGTAGAGTCAGACCATACAAAACCCGGCTCTCCAAATTCTTGTACTGATTTCATTAATTCAGAGAACTGTTCTGCCGTTGTTTTGTCTCTTAACAACAAGGCTGAATTATTAGAACGTCCTCTTTGTGGGTTCTCCACAAACCAAGATCCAGTCTTAGCTTTTGCCATCTCCTCATCATCTGCGCTAAATAAACATATAGTAGCGCTTCTGCGAACGCCGCCAGAAATAACAGCATCCGCACTGTGCATAACTATGTCGTAAGCTTGAATTGGAGTGAGATCTCTTATTGACTTGTCACAGAACTCTAGCTCTTTAAGCGCCTTGTCTAAAATTTTTCTGATGCTAGATAGGGCATTTTTTAGGGGTTCTGGACCGGGAGCTTTACCGCCGCTAGAATTTAAGAATGCTCCGGCTGGTCTAATTTCAGAGTAATCAAAGTTTACGCTTTTGCCTACGTACTCTGGGAATAGTTCATCTTGATCGAAATAGCTAGCCACTAAAACACCAACGGCGTCTGACCACCCCTCAATGGTATCTGGTATGACAAACTTCTTAGTTCCGCTTTTATTTCTAATCAGAGGTGGTAGTTTTTCTACGTGGTGCTTCTGTACAGAAAAGCCAGTACCACAACCGCACAACAAAAGATACATACATTCTTGAAAGAAACGCAGTCGATCACAAAAAGAGGTGATGCAATTATAGATTCTTGCGTTGTGTTTAAAGATTGGTTTTCCACCAAACTGTAAGGCTCTTTGAGATCCAAGAACTCGCTTCTTTCGCATCATCTCGTAAGCCCACTCAATGTCTTCGTGTATTTCAGGTTTGTCGAAATACTTGTCAAGCATCATTTGCTTTACTCGACTAACGGCTTCGTCCCAAGTTTCTCTTCTCTTCTTTTCCGGTATCCATCTTGCATATTTTGCCACAAAAGTATAATCAGAAAGTTCTCGAACAGACATGTATGACTCCGTAAAAAAGTAACACCTAAAACCTAAGCGGTTTGTCTAGGTTAAAAAAAATCACAAGGTTAAACTAAGCGCTTAGGGCTTATTGCACGTCGAGGAGGTGTTACTTTAGTCCAGTCTTTATGCTAACTCTTTAAACCCCGACATTTTATTATACACTAGAAAAGCGATAGCTGCTTATCATTTTCTTTGTCTACCACAAGATCGTTCAAGTAAGACCATCTTGGGGTAATCCAATCTATCTTAAGTCCATTTTCAAACAGATGGTCGTGTATTAGCTTATCTTCCTCGGAATAGCCGTGTGCTTTTTGTCCAGCTAAAATTTTCCAAGTTTTTATGTTGTTTTGCCAAAGCAATTTAGCGCACCTGTAACAAGGCATGTGTGTAACATAGGCTATCACCTTCTTTTTCGGCCTTATTATCATATTGCTTATTGCATTTTGTTCAGCATGAACCATGAAGGGATATTTGTCCGGCCTAGAAGTAGGAAGGTCGTCGTCAATCACGCCGGTACAAAAACCGTTGTAACCAGCACTGATTACCCTGTTCTTATGAACCAAAACGCACCCAACTTTCGTTTGAGAGTCGGGACTTCTGGTTGCTGTTAATTGTGCAAAATTTATGAAATACTCATCCCAAGTTGGACGAGTCATCGCGTTTTTTTGTTCTTGTTCTTCGTTCACGCTTTAGACGTTTCTTGTCTTTTTTGCTTTTTCTTCTTATCGTCTTGCCCATTTTTATACTGTGGATGAATCCAAATCCACCTTTCTTTTTGAGCGTAGGCTATCATTTTACGAAACGATTCTTTTTCTGGCAACACCCACGCTGACCTGTCGTCAGAAATTTTCATTTTTTCAGCGCCGTTTTTTACAGCGAGATCCTCATTGAACGTCATCCTAAAACCTCCAGTCCATGTATCGCATGTCTTATATCTTCCTCTAGTTGTATTTCCTTAATGAACTCAGCCTTGTTCAAATCATAAACAAGTATTCTAGCAGGAGAAGAACCTACAAACAATAGGTTGTCATGTCTTGCAAGACCTCTGTTCCAGTTGTTTACTGCTATTTCGTCAACACAAAATTTTGCTTTCTTAGATCTTGGTATGGGAGCTACGTCGAACACAACTCCTCCCATCTGCTTGTTAGCTATGCCTAAACAACTAAAGCTTGTAAAGTTAGCAACAAACATATCTTCATATTCATAAAAGTTATGTATAAAGCTTGCAGCTTTTGTAACTCTCATGTTTGGAGACGCTATACCCATCTCTTGCAGTATACTACCTGATATATATGGCATAGGCGTTACAGCCTTGACATCTTCAAAATTGTACAGGCCAGTTATTAGCCCTGAAAAAAGAAGTTCTCCATCATGTGTGCATATTGAATTTATGTGATAGTTGTCATCATGAGAACGGTCTTTAGGGTCTATCTTTTCTTTACCTGTAAAGGCTTTGTGGTCTGGTAGACTCTTCCCTTTTATTTCCCAAAATCCATGAAGGTTAAAATCTAGGTCAACTTTTACTATAGCGTCATAAGCTGTTGATGTAGCCCATATGAAACCGTCGTGATAGCATATTTCGTGAATAGATTTGAAGGCTGTCGGGTCTTGGTGTGACTTTACTATGGAGTAGTCATTTTTATTTAGCTCAATAAAACCGGCAGAATCAGAAACGATAATGCGATCAGGAAGAACACAAATGCCACGCAGACCTCTTTCTCCTCCACGCTCATTATCATTGATAAAATCTTTTTGATAAGGCTCATAGTGAACAACCTCCTCTGTATCAACATCAACAACGTATAAACCGCCGTGAATATCGCCCTGCTTTGCAGCTCTAACGACTGTTGTGCATATAATTTTCATCTAAAATACACCGTAAAATCTTGATATGGTTTTGACACATGTTTGAAATCAAAATCATTGTACTGTATTCTCATTCCATCTGTATATCTGTGATTGATTCCTAGTTCGCTGTTGTCATAACGTGTTACCTTGTAGTCGGAAACTTTGTTGCATGAATTATGTAAAACAGCACTATATTCTAAGCACGCCATGTTCGGTGGTATTTTTCCAACAAACGCGCCGTTGTATAAAGCTTTCTGAACTACCAGTTCAAATTGCTCAAAATCATCAACGTTAGTTCTTTCTAAAACATTTTTTATTAGATTGTAGTAGTATATATGACCGTTGGTAGAAAATGGCGTAGCAAAGTTTGTGTAGCTTTTTAATTTTGTTGCATCCCACACAAGAAATCTATCTAAAACAAAGTCGCCCTCTTTTGGTTGATCTATATGAAACGAAGCAGCCTCGTAAGGGTTTTGTATAACTGTGTTATTGCCGAGTCTTAATGACAAGGAGGACAAACTATGATGCGTAAATAAACTTTTTATTTTTCTATATGAGCAAACCTTGTCAAACAAAATGTTTTGGTCGTTAAAAAGACATACAAGCTCTCTAGGGTTTGATAGCAATTCAAGAAGATCTTCATTTATATTTTCGCTTTTTTTAGCTTTCCACCTGATTGGAAAACTAACGTCTCTTCTGTATTTTTTAGAGAAGTGGTGCTGTGTTTGTTTGTAGCCTTCTTCAAAATAATCGCTCGAAGATTCGTATAGAACGGTTATGTCAAATAGGTTGCCGCCATTTATCTTAAGGCTTTCCAAGAGTAGGTGTAGCTGTGCTGGTCTATCTCTAGAGATAATTATGGTTGTTATCATCTTAGTGCCTGTAGGCTTGGCGGCAAATCTTTGGCTCTGTACAGTTGAGGTGAACTCATGTTTGTGTTGTACCAGTTAATAGTCTTGGCTATGCCAGTCTCTAAACTTGTCTGTGCTTCAAAACCAAGATATTTTTTAGCTCGCGAAGTGTCTAAAAATCTTCTTTCTATTCCGTGTGATGGCTTTTCTTGCCAGATCATATCTCCTTCATAGCCATACAGCTCACAAATGTTTTTAATCAGCTCTGTTATTTTAGTTTCTACACCACTTCCAATATTGATCAACTCTGGAGTGTTTTCATTTTCAAGAGCTAGCGATATAGCTTTGACACAATCGTCAACGTAGATAAAGTCTCTGGTTGATTTTGAACTTCCGGAAGAGACAAATTGTGGCACATTGTTTTCTACTGAAAACCTAGCCTCTGTCAAAACTGATGGTATGATTTTACCGGCATGAGGGTCAAATTCGTCTTTCGGCCCGTATATATCAGAGAATATAAGAGTTGTATTCTTCATACCAAACTGCTTTCTATAGGCAGAAAGCATGTCGGTTATTGTTCTTTTTGCTATTGCGTAGTGAGCTTTGACTAGATGAGGATACCCATTCCAAAAATCATTTTCAACATACGGTATGGGTGAGTTAGAAGGGTAGCAAGCTATGTCTGCAACATTTATTATCCTCTTTACGTCATATTGTCTAGCTTCCTCAATTATCTTTATGCTCATATTGAGGTTCTCATACATGAGTCCTCCAGCATATTTAAAGTTTGCTCCTACGCCTCCATTTCTAGAGGCTAAGTGAATGACGTATTCAGGATGAGTAAAGTCAAACAGCCATCCGACATTTGCTTCTTCACCAAGGTCGAGACCTTGTCTTACACCAGAGGCCGTAAATACATTTTCATAACCTTGATTTCTCAGCTCTTCATCTAAATGAGTTCCAAGAAAACCCTTTCCTCCGGTTATTAATATTCTGCTTTTTTTGTTAAGCGACATTAAAAATCTTCTAAGAATTGCACTAAATCTTCAGGACTCATGTTGTTTGCTTTTTTTGCAACGTTATGATCTTCATCCATAATTACAACCGTAGGGTATCTCTCTACGTCAAATTCCGAAACAAATTTTCTATTCTGTGGCTTGTTACAGACTATGAAAGCTGGCTTACCGCTATGATAGGCTTTTACGGCTTTGATTACGCTTGGATCAGTCCAAGTATGCTCTTTCATGTGTTGGCAATGAGGACACCATTCGGTAACAAATACCACCACTTGATGTTTTTTCTTCTTACTCACTTTAAAAACTCCAAGAAATTATAAGTGTTCATGAAGTGACCCATTTTTTTAGGTCTTCCTTCTTCATTTACAATAATGACTGTGGGAACGGCAGAGACTCTGTAAGCAGCAGAAAGCTGTCTTCCGTTAGCTTCATCTATATCTAGATACTGCACAGAATCATATTCAGAGAGTCTTTGTTTTACTTTTGAATCCGATAGAACACTGGATTTCATTTGTCTACAAGGACCACACCACTGTGCAGAGAATATAAGTACGTGTTTTTCTTTTGTTTTTTCCGTCATGTTATTTCCGTATGTAAAAGCCTAGCCCCTAAGAGAGGCTAGGCTTGCGAATTGCCCGCTAAAGTTATTCTTTGTTGGTCTCGGTAACTCTTAGAGAGTCCCCAAGAATCCAAGCTACAGCCAGAGCTACAATTCTGTTAGTTGTGTCTGGATCTAACCCAAGAGTTTCTTGAGCGGCTACAACAAAAACGCCGCCCACGGCAGTCCAAAATCTACGACTCTTAAAAAGAGCTTTAACCTTTTCCATTACTATTCTCCTAGTCTAAAAAAAAGATTTAATCTTATCCATTATACCACCGCCACCGCCTAAACCGCCACTTGAAATAACAAAATAAGCGACAAGACCTATACCAATTAAAAATACTAGCCATTTTCTTTTTGCTGCAACAGCAAGAGCCTTGTTGCTAACTTCTTTAATCTTCTCAAGTTTATAGCTTCGTTTATCGTCTTTTTTATCCAATCTAAGCTTATTCTTGAGTTCTCTCTTCTCGTGTTTAGATAGATTCTTATTTTCTTCGCTAGCCATTTTTTGCTTTACCCTTATAAATTAATGTAACTCCACCCTTTTTATGAGGACCCTTCCTTGAGTATAAGAATACTTCCCCAGTCCTTGGGTGTTCGTATTCATATTTTATACGACCTTTGGTATTAAGCCTTAGAGCTTCTGTGTATTTATTTTTTTTAAACATTATTTCCAGCCTTCTAGTAAGAACCTTAGAGAATTTCTACCTAAAATATTTGTGATTGTACTATCGCTGTATTTGTCTTCGTTTACAGATGACTTTAGACATTTTAGATACCTAGTCAATCTAGGTAACTCTGATATGTCTGTGATCTCATCTGGAGGATCTGTAAACCCGTCGAAGTCAGTTCCTATTGCAAGAACTTTATCTCCAGCTATATTTATTATGTGATCTATTGTACGTTCTATATGCTTTAAGCCTAATCCTGAATCTATTGGGCTTAGCCAATAATTCATAAAGATAATACCTATCAGACAGTTATGGTCTGCTAGCCACTTTATTTCCCAGTCCTCTAAGTTTAGCGGGTCTGGGTTAACGGCATAAGCACCGATATGGCTAGCAATAACCTTAGACAAGTCATTACCAACTATGTCATAGACTTCTTGCCTAGCTTTTGGCGTGCAGTGGGTTATGTCTATAATCATACCCATTTCTTTCATGGCTTGCACCACCTTTTTACCAGTTGATGTTAGACCCTTATTCATATCCCAGCCAGCCATTAGGTTTTTCCAATTACTTCTTTTAATACCGTATTCTGGGTATGGAAACACAGGACTAACCAAGTGGTTTGGGTAAAAGTGAGCAAGAGTAAGATAGGCAACACCCCTGTTATAGAAGTGTTCAAGATTTTCCATTAGCTCATTTTCTATAAGGGGTTTCACAGCGGTTGTCTCACCAACACGCTTCTTTGCTAATTCACCATTTAGGGAATGACCTCCCTCCACAGAATGTATCATTGCCAAATTTTCATCAGCAACAGTTTGTTCAAGCTCTTTTATGTTTTTTACAAATTTAAATTGTCTTTCCGACATAGAGATTGCATTGTAGTCGTCAACTTCTTTTTCCATGCGATCCATCATTGCATTGGTCGCGTCAAAGTAAGTAGGCTGAAAAACTCTTTTGTTTACAGAAGGATAGAGCCACTTTAGAAATTTGATGAGCTTTTGATCATCCACCCACTCTATCTCAGGTATGTAAGATGTGGAAAGAACTACATCTAAACCTCCTTCTTCCATCTTTGGTAGCGTGTTTCTTTCGCTTAGAGGCCAAAAAGCCCTCTTAAATAATCTAGTTAAGAACCTAGACTCTTTACCGTCAAGAGAACGGTCAAACAAAAAGTTCTTGAGAGTTCCGTGATTGTGCCAGTCAAATATCAAAGATTGTTCGTGTAGGTTTTTCCAGCTCATTTAATTAACCCCGCTACCCACGACAAAAATTGGCGAATCAAATTCTTGATAGAATTGAGGAAAGGGCATGACGGACACCTTCAAGTCCGTTGGCTTTTCTTTTATAGAAATGCTTTCTAGCTGTATAACATTAGATGTTATAGTCTCTGAAGAAAAATTGTCAGTTTTAGCTTCAACAGTAAAATAAATCCTTGTCTGTTCTTCTAAAAGATTTCCTTTAGCGTCCCAAGCAGGTATAAAAAATTCATGCTCTCTTGCCCAGCGGTCAAAAACTCTTTGCTCTTTTAGCGAACCGTTAACATAAATTTTTAATTCTTGACTGGTCACATTTACGTGTAAGTTTGAAATTGGTTCCCACTCAGCTTTAATTTTGGGATACTTCATTTTCTTCTCTCCATAAATTCGTGCCTAAAAGACCAGAAAATGGCCTGCCTCATATGGCAGACCACTCTCTGTTCTATCTCGTCATATTCATAATTATCCGGTGCAGACAGGACAATCGCATGTGTCAACACAAACACAATCGCCGCCATCAACATCACATTCGCAACCTTCATCGCAATCGCAGCTTTCTGGAATATTAACTTCAATGGGATTAGATCCCGGAACGTCTATAATAATTCCATCAAGTCCTCCGTTTTGCCAGATGGCTGCAAGTAAAGCAATCAGTATTGATACTATTGCCAAGATTCCCTTTTTACTTTTGACAGCCTTCATTGTTTTTCTCCAATCTTATTTAGTGTCATGTTTATTTTGTCCAGAGTATCACTTACTCTTTGCATTCTTTTTGCTTCAATCTCATTTTTCGCATCATAACGGTCTTGCAAGTCATCTAATATTTTTTCGTAATGATCTCTTTGGTTTTTGAAATCACTACTAAAAGTTTCTTGCATGACAGAAATTTGTTTTTGATGTGAAGGAAGTATAACCTTGGTTGTATACCATAAGTACCATCCCAATAGTCCTGTAGCCGATATAGTTCCCCAATCAAATGCAAAAGGCATTGTATCGCCAGCTGCAACCAAGAGGGGCGGCAAAAAAGCTAACAGGGTTTTCATCGTGCAATACTCCATAATATAGGGGGTATGGGGTATTTACCCCACACCCCCAATTATTACTAAACTTGACTAGCCGGTTATATCGCTATAGTCAACCATATTAGTTGAGTAACTAACGAAGTTGAATAGGATAACTGCTTCACCGGGAACAGATCTTGATGGTCTTGCAGCGTCATCTGGGCTATCAGCTTTAGAGTTGTCGATACTGTTATGGTTGTATCGTGTTCCTCTATTTGTGATGCCAGCCTTAGCTGTACCATCGCTCTGCAACAAGCCTCCGCCAAATAGGTCGAAGATAGTTGTCGCCCATGTACCCTTTTGGTATACACGTTCTGTAAAGTGAAGATTACCAGCACGTCTTGCAGTAGTATCACTACCGGGAATGGAAAGAATTCCACCAGTACCAGATACTCCGCTAATTAAAGTTGGAGAACCGCCTCTAATCAAAAAGCCCGTGTCAGTTGAAGATCTAGTAACTGCTCTTCCGTTAGGATTATAAGCAAGTGTACCGTCAGATCTTGCTGTGGTGATTCCGATCTCATTGGCAGTACCAGTATTGGCTTTAACCATTGAACCGTAATCATCAGCACCTTTAACAATGTCAAGGATGCTTTTGTTTGTGTGACGAGAGCTGCCGATGTTACCACCGTGCATGATTACGCCACCATCGTTGTCTGCTATACCATCGGAAGTTGAACTTTCGCTGATATAATACTTATGTGTGCTTGTTGCCATGTCTATTTCTCTCTATATTTTTATGGCCAGCACTTGTCCTTTTTTTCCTGCGATAAGATTCCTATCCAATATATTATACACCATTTGACAGTATATTTTTAGCTATTGAAGAGGAAGTAAATCTAAAACCCTCTATTCCCATATCAGAAAATATATCAAAATACTTTTGTGTTATTCTATTGCTACAAGAAATGACTGATATGTCAGTATTTTTCTGTATTGAATGGCAGATAATAGCGTTGTCGCTTGGTTCATCTATTATTGAACCTGTAGAGTTTATAAGAGTGGTTACTGTGTTTTTTTCTAAAATTTCACAGACGCTGAGGATTTCTTTTGGTTCAAACAATTTGTATTCAAGAATTGGCCGTAGTACGACCTGATTTTGTTTGCAAACGGTTAAGCATGTTTTGAGATCTTCTTCTAATTTTTTCCAGCTTCCCTCTTTTATGTAGCTTGGGTTTAGAACCAAGTCTATAAAAAAAGCTCCATGACGTATTGCAAGTAGTATTTCGTGCAATCGTACTTGAGTTGTGCTTATCCCGTAAGGAAAGTCTATAACCGCAGCAAATGTTTGGTCTTTAATAAAATCCTGCACCCTGCTCATAAATCCGGAAGGCAGGGCAACGCAGTCAACTCCTTGTTCTGAAGATGTAAATATTGTCAGTAAGATGTCATTAAGAGTTGAATCTTGGCTGTAACAGGCTATTTCGGTAAACATTCTCTCAGCTTTTCCAGTGCTATGTTTATGTACCTTCTTGCAGTTTCCCTACTATAATTGTTCCTGTCAGCTATTTCCTGCATCGTCATTCTTTCAAAGAATCTTTGATGTAATATATTTTTATATTTTGGAACCAATGTTTCTATTGCTTCCTCCATATTAACAGTTTCATAGCTTCTTAAGTTTCTGTAATCAGGAGTGTGACTTCCTTCCGACTGTCCATCAATAAAAAAGGCTGTCCTCTTCTTATGCCTATTTATTCTCTGTATTTCTTTTTTGCACTCCCAATCAATTCTGTTGTACAGAAAGGACGTAAACTTCCTGCCACCATTTGGGTCAAAAGCTTTCATAGCTTCCCAAAGAGCAACCAGTTTACATCTTTCTATTTCATCATGAGGTATCGTATTTCTGTATCTTGAACAAACTTTATTCATTATCCTAGTGTTGTCAAGATTGCGATAAGCCTCTAGAAATTCACTTTCCGTAACTTCCTTCATTAAGTGCTACTTTTCCTTTTAAATTAGAGTCTATAGTTGGACCTTTCAATTCACCGCGAATGTCAACTAACAATCTCAAAAGTATCGTGTCTCTTTCCCTAGAGTCAAAATACATTGCGTCCATTTTTTTATCCAGCATATCCATCTTCTCTACAAAACTTTTGTCAATTTCTATATTCAGCTCAACCTTTTCTTGTTTGAGAAGATAATGAAGACAAAAGGAACTTAATACTATGTTAGCTATTAGAGCTATGCAAAAAATTTTCTTTAACATGCGAACACCTATTTTGGTCTAATGCTTTGAATATTCTCATATCCTTTTTCACCAATGATTCCATCCGCAAATCCATAAAAAACAGCCTCTTCAGCGCTGAGAAGCCAGTCAACTTTGTTTTTTAACTTCTTGGCTATGTAAGACTTAACCTTATCTCTTGTGAGTGACTTGTAGTGCTGTTTGAAAAATTTACCCCTAATACACCTATCGGTATATATGTCAAGCATTCTACTGTTTAACTTCTTTTCGTGATCTACCGCAGAGATAACAGCCAAGCTGTTTCCATCAGCAAATACAGAACCAAAGTGAATCAAAAAATCAGTATCGGGCATAGCTAATCTTAAATCAGAAGCCTGCAATATAACACTACTCATAGAAGAAGCTGTTGAATACGCAACGGTTGTTACATGACTTGGGCATAGCAATATAGAATCGTATATTGCCATTCCGTCTTGCCAATTACCTCCTATCGTATGCATGTGTATTAACACTTCTTTATTAGGTTTAATATTTTGAATGATGTGTAGGTTTTTTATAAACGTTGTAGCCATCCTATAATCAACGCCCGGCTCTTCTTCTGCGTTAGAAAAAAAGCCGTGTAAATATATTTCTCCAGCTGCGCTATTTAAGCCATAGGAATGTATTTCGTTTATTAAAGAGTCATCGTTCATTCTAATTTTCGTTTTGAAGAATTAATCCGCCAAAAATTTCCTTGTCTCTTTCGTATTTAAGAAGTTTATTTAGGTAGCCCTCGTCGTTATCCTCGTTAGTGCTGGCATACTTAACCTCTCCAGTAGGTCTAACAAATATTACCCAGTGCTTATCGTAATGTATAGTTTCTTTTATAAGCTCTACGGTATCTTGTGTATACTCATCTACGTCTAGGGTCTTTAAGTCTTCTTTAATGCTAGAGTTGCATAGTATTGACTCTATGTCTCTCCTAACGTCAGCAAAATTAAAAAGTTTTCCTACCCCTAGAAAAAATCTATACCTACTGCTTATCTGAAGCAGTTCAACTCCTTCTGCTGTTTCAATTACATTTTGAACAGCTTTTGTTATGTCAAAGTTTGTGTGTCCCATCCAGCAGTCAAACTGGTTTAGAACGCTCATCTTGTCGTGCAATTGAGCCATTCCGGTAGGGGTGCTTACCAGCTTTGGTATTTTACTCATAAACTCCAAAGCTTCTTCTATAACGGAACCGTCCTCGTCTTCTGGGTCGCCTAATGCGTATAGATCTTCAAACAATTCTTCCTCTATTAAATCGTCATCCCATTTTTCCCACGCTATTTTATTAGATGTCATGTTGTACTCCTTACATAGGGAGTTAGTATACTGTCTAAATAATTATACACTTATTTGGTATTTTTTATCACCTTTGTCGGACTCACAACAGGCCCATCATCTGGGGTAAGACTGGAATGATCTAGCCCAGTAATACTATTAAAAAGACGGATTTTTTGCATGTCTGTAATTCTTTCAACTATTTCGGAAAATAATTTCATTTCCTCTTCTGTTTCGCACTTGTTTTTGACAAAATCAAAAACATCTGTGACTAAATCTCCGTTAGAAACTTTTTCTAGAAGTTCAGCAAAAGATATATGAGCGCCTTCTAGTTCAGACCAGTAAACATCTACCCATATATAACCCTCTTTGTCTGTGTGAAAAGATAGCGTGGAAATCCTATCTTCTTCTGGAATTGACATTTGTTCTTTTTCAAACTCTTCCTGAATTTTGTCAATTTCATCTTCCAGATCAAACTCTGGCTCTTCCTCTTTCTTTCTAAAAAAGTTAAACATTTAAACTCCTAAATTTGAATGGCATTTCAGTGTGACACCAATTTACATTTTGAAAACCGTACTCTAAGCCATTTAAGTCTATTACTTCGTCGTTAAGATACTTATTGTTTAAGTATTCTTCTGTGTACGGATACATAAGACCAGCGACCAGAGGAGGGTCTTGGACACAGTTTGTAGCTATACTAAACAGGCAATTCTGTTTGCAGGCTACCATGTTTTCTTCAGGCACATCTTTCCTGCTTTTACCAGCTATTACGCCCTCCCATTGACGAAGGTAGTCAAAGGGGTATTTGTTTGTTAATTCAGCCAGTTGTTTTGTTCTGAATACATGTCCATCAAGAGATATGGGGTATCCATAGTTCAGGGTGCTATCCCAATTCTTCCAGTTCCATTTGACAAAGTAGGCATTTTCCCCATAGTCCTCCAGATGATACCTTCCGTCTGGCTTCATGTAATACTGGAGTGTTGTGTTCAGGCCGAGCCTAAAAGAAAAGCAAAACACATCGTCTTCAAATGTGCTTTCTACGTCTTGCCAAGTGATTGGGATTCTTTTATAGAACACGCAATCGTCAACAATGCCACAGATAAAATGACTGCCACATCCATTGATTGCGTTTTTGAAGTCTGAGACAAAGTCTTGTTCTTGCTGCCAAGCTAAGTTAGGCAATATTTGTTCGGATTGTAATTTTCTGTAACCTTCTTCGTATAGAAAATTAGACCCTTTATAGATTATCAATATTTGGTTAAAAAAATTATCAGCGTTAAGCTTTATACTTTCTAAAAGAAGTCTTAGTTGACATGCTCTGTCTTTTGAGACAATGAGAGCATTTATCATTCTTTAAGGTTTTCCTTTATGTTTTCCCAGAGTAGCCTACAAACAATCATGGATGCTTCGTTATCGCTAGGATAGTGAACTCCTTGTAAAACTCTGGCTTCACCACACATATCTGCAAGCTTATACCACTGAGTTTTGTGTTCAGGGTAAATATCTGACAGTATTTCAGCGGTTATAGCGCCGTTATGTTGATGTCCAGAAGGATACGAAGGAGTGTGATGCGTATCAGTTTGTAATGTTGATATAACATAACCAAGCTCAGGAGCTAATTGATAAGGTCTAGCTCTACCAAACTTATACTTTAGTTTTAGGATTACAGCATTTGTTTGTTTCTGAACTTTTCTTATGAGATCTTCTGGATAGTAAAGATTATTCTTTTTGCAGTAGTCAGAGAAAAGCTGAAAGGCATCGTCATCAACTAAGAGAACTAAATTTCTTTCTTCTTCCGTTAGATTCTTTGTCTTTCTCTCAAGGATTTGCAGATCTATTTTTGTGGAGTCACTGTCGTTAGCTGGCGGAGGTGGAATTAAGTTTTCCCAATCAACAGTGATGAGATCAAGCTCAACATCCATATCTTTCTTGATTCTGTCGGAAGGTTCGTCGGTATATTTTATGGAGTTTATACTCTGCGCTCTAGCTTTAGAGGCTTTTTGCAGGGGGTGTTCTTTATTCATCTGACACGGCTTTCATTATTTTCTGCACGGTAGCATCCCAAGAGAACTCTTTCGATGTATCAATACCAGCTTGATTTATATTTAGTTCATCACTTTGTTTTAGCTTATGAACAGACTTCATATGCTCTGCAATTTGATCTATCTGCTCGTCGCCAATCTTTGCCCACTGACCTTGACCTTTGAACCAAATGCCGTCTTGAGCATCCTCTAACTCAGAGACTTCTACAAGTAGTGAGTTTTCTTCGTTCAGAAACTCAGTGTGACCTGAATAGTTTGTGGCAATCACCTGCTTGCCGCAAGCTAACATTTCTAACGCTTCAAGATTCCACCCTTCTGCCCTTGCGGGAAATACACCACAGTCTGCTTGGCTCATGACCTGATAAACGTCCTGTTGAGATTCTTGTCTTGGTATAATTCTAATCTTTTCACCCAAAGCCGAACCTCTATACTTCCTTTCCCATTCAAAGTTTTGATCGTCAGTATAAAACGGGTTGTCACACATCATCCAAAGTTCAGCATTGTCTTCTTCAGTAAAAGCCCTGTTAAAGGCTTCTACTAAAACGTCATGACCTTTTCTAACCTCCCACTTGCCAATATTTAGGAATGTTGTTGTTGGCCTACTTGAAACAGAATCTCTAAAAATACTTCTGTCAACACCCAGAGGTATAACATAAACCTCATCTTCTTTTACGTCAGGAGAAAGCTGTTCTAGAATTACGTCTTTTGCCCACTGAGAACAAACAAAAAGTTTATCTGGGAATTTAAGATGATGTTTTTCTTGATCGGTAAACTTATTTAATTCAAAGATTGGGAAACCAACCCTGACTCCAGCGCCAACAAATTCCGCCATGTCATTTTGATGCCAGAGCCTAATTGAAGGCGCATCAAAGTCTGGAAATCTTGCCGACTCAAAACAACCTTTGAGGAAGCCATGCAAATTTGGATCTGCTTGAATTTGTCCTAAAACAAAAAGAGACACATCCTGACCACTCTCTAAAAGAGACTTGACAATATTAAGACCTGTCACGCCGTAGCCCAGTTGGTTGATAGGCGCTGTAATGTTGAATTTTTGTGTGGATTGTAAGAACGCCACTTTTGTTCTCCGTTATAAAAGATTTCTTGATTCTTCTATTCTATTTTTCCAATAGGAAAGTTTTATTTTGTCTAAGTTAAAGTTTTGTTTTGTAGAAATAAATTCTAACAATAAGTTTTCAGATAAGTCAAACATATCACCAAGAACTACAACTGGCAATTCTGTCATGTAATTTGCTGATGGAGCGTAAGAGACTACAGGTATGCAACCAGTATATAAAGCCTCTAAATTTCTGTAACAATCCCATCCATTTCCTTCTGGCGACACCGCAAAGAAGTGTTTGGAAAGGTCATCTAGATAATCTCTATAGGATCTTTCGGGATTTTGTACAACGCTAGTCCAGTGAAATTGCCTTTGCGAGAAGTATCTCTTAAGTTCTGCTCTTTCTGTTGTGTGATCTTGGAAATTAAAATATGCAAGATTGATTCTATCTGAAAAAGATAGTTTATTGGTAGCAATTATATCATCTGTTGCATCTTTACCAACTCCTAAAGGTATGTGAATTATTCTTGGGTCTTCAATTCTTGAGTTTACTGTGTACCATTTAACTACGTTGTCTGGTATCTTGTCAAAAGTAGAATAGGTGTAAGAGTAACACCTAACAGAGTATTCGTCTTCTATATTGCATTGTTCTATTTCGCACCTCGGAGGAATGAACAGAGGGTCATAGCCTAACTTCACTATCTCTCCATAGAGAAAAGGCATAAACTTTATAAAGTCATATGCTGGAGGATGTTCTTCCTGCTTGGCAACTCCGTAGTCGCTGAAGCCGCTGATAACAATATACTTGTTATCTGTTTGTTTGCATTTTTCAAAAAATTTGTGTATGTGTTCTATGTTGCAATAGACAATGCCTGACTCTGGAATTGAGTCGTCATCGTGGTCGATTTCATAATTGCAATCACCAAGACCCATCCAAGACTTGACATTTATTATATCTTCAGGAGGTATCTTTTCCTGAAATACGCTATTCCAAAAATCTATTACTTCTTGGTGAAACATGCTATTTCCAATTTGCTAAGTATTACAGTATATAATACTCTAGTCTTGAATAGATAGCAAGCCTTTTAGCACATCATCGAACTCGTCTAGTTTTAGCATGTTTGGCCCATCGCTCAAAGCATTGTCTGGGTCTGGATGGACTTCAAAAAATAACCCATCAGCACCAATCGCTAGTGCCGCTTTAGCCAGTGGTACTACAAATCTTCTATTGCCGCCGCTAGTTTCGCCAAGACCTCCCGGTTCTTGTACGCTATGTGTTGCATCAAAAATGACAGGAAAGCCCGTTGATTTCATTTTGACTATGGATGTCATATCATTGACAAGATGACCATAGCCAAAAAAGGTTCCCCTTTCAGTTAAATAAAGATGTGAACAGCCAAAATGCTTTAATTTTGAAATCACGTTGTTCATATCCTCTGGAGCCATGAACTGTCCTTTTTTAACATTTACGGGCTTCCCTGTCTTAGCTGCCGCTTCAAGTAAATCTGTTTGTCTAGAAAGAAATGCTGGTATTTGTATTATATCAACACATTCTGAAATGACTTCAGCTTGCCAAGGCTCGTGTATATCGGTTGTTATTTTAAGCCCCATTAGCTGGATCTGCTTAAATATGTCAACCGCCTGCTCTATATTAACACCTCTATAGGAGTTTATGCTCGACCTATTTGCTTTATCAAAAGATGCTTTGAATACAAAATCAATATCATTGTCTTTTAAAAATCTAGCGGTAGAGCAAAGTTTTCTGGCTATAGATAAAACTTCCTCTTCGCCTTCTATTACACAAGGTCCGGCTATTACTATCATTTTCTTGCCCTAAAAAATATCCAGCTTGGATCTTCTACTATAGTATCATACCAGCCATTAGTAGTTAGAGCATCATAATAATTTGATTTAAATGAGATCTTAAACATTTTTTTATAAAAAAATCCGCCGGACATCTAGTCGATGAGTCGGCGGATTCTGTTGTAGCTATATGCACATTTTTTAATTCTTAATTTCCGAAACCGTAGTCATTATCTCTAGTAGAAATCCCAAACACAACGCAAACATGGTAAGCGGAACTATAACAATCATAAGGAGAATTATATACCTGTTTAATAACGTGAAATCAATTCTCTTTAGTTTCTCTATTAGACTCTTCATTGGACAAGCCTTTCTGAACTTCTGCATTACGGAAGTTCTCAGCAAATTCTTGGAAGCCCTTTATAACCTCTTCTCTTGCTATCGGTCTTGCTATTCTCCTAATTGATGAGTGCATCTCGTCTTCTATCATATCTAAAAACATTTCAAGTTTAATTGATGTGTTATTAAGATATATGTTAGTGAGATACATTTCACCTTCAAGTTGAGTAATTCTTTTTTCCTGTTTGTAGTTTATCAATCCTAAACATCCTATAGTGATTGCCATTATTGCTAGGCAGAGCATGTTTAGTTTCTTCATTATTAAAACCTAAATTGAAAGTAAAACCCGCTAAACGGCATTGGATAAACCGGAACAGGTTGTGGTTGCATAATCACAGGGGGATGATACACTCTGTAAAATCCATGTATTGGATGATACCTAGTCTCTACGGAAGGGTAATAAAATTGGTGAATATATGGTCTACCAATTATTATGCTTCCATGTCTGTAGTTGTGGCTAGGTCTGACTTGTTGCTGTTGTGGTTGTGGTTGTTGCCACTCTTGTTTGCCAAACCCCATAGGTCTTTGTATGGGTCTTCCAAAACCTTGAGGTAATTGCGATCTCGTGGTAGTTGGAGGTTTGGCGATGGTTGAAGGATTAATAACTCTTTGTACTTGAGGCGATTGCGGCCTCGCTGTAGTTGGAGGTTTAATTACTTTTTTCTCCTGAGCATTAGCAACTGAACATGTCATTAGTATTGCCAATAAAAAGCCTAAAACCTTTTTCATACTTCACCTCTTTCTTTACCAATTAAACAGCGGAAACGTCTTTAGAAAATATATCAACGATATAAAAAATATAGTTCCACTTATGTAATAAGCATTGGAACATAGAAAACTAATTATTAAACAAAAATTTTTCATTTGTCACCTCTGGAAAAAATCCTGCGCGACAAATCCTCCTTCAAATCACTAACTCACAGCCATTTCAGCAACTGACCAGACAAGTTCAGTCAGGACAAGACTGAACGCTTCTAGTATTTCAATTAGTGTATTCTCTTCTCCAAGCACTACGCTGTGCTTGTCGTGTTCTGCGCCTCTTTGGGCGACTGTCGTGAATCTGATGTGTATTAGCTTGATGGCCTGTAGGTATCTTGCCTACATCTATCTTCATGCTAATTGTTTTTTTGTTGTCTTTCATGAAATCACACCAATATAGACTTAGTACCAACGTCTAAGAAATAACGTGGCCTTCCAGCCATGTCTAATCTCTGCGTGTGTTGGTCAATACCAAAGTGTTTAAGTAATGTTGCTGTTAAGTTCTGTGGGTTGTGCGGGTCTGTCTTTGGTTCTTCTGCTTTAGAAGTAGACTCGCCAAGAGCATAGCCCATAAGGAAATCTCCACCAGAAATCATTAGTGGTGATAGTCTAGGCCAATGGTCACGACCAGCATTTCCATTTATTTTATATGTGCGACCAAACTCACCTGTAACAACAACCATAATATCTTTATTAAGACCTTTATCGTGTATGTCTTTAATTAGAGCAGTAAGAGCCTTATCAACTGGTGGAACTCTACCCTTTAATGAATTAGAGATATTAGAGTGCATATCCCAGCCGCCATATTGGATTGTAACGAATTTAGTGCCTCTTTCGGCAAGCCTTCTAGCGAGAAGTAGCTGTTCTCCAATACCACTTCCATACTCTTCTAAATTCTTTGGGTCTTCTTTTTTAACATCAAAAGCATCTGCAATATTGCCTAGAAGCATATTGTAGGATTGATCGCGCAAGCTAGTATTGTCTCGCAATCTATCAAGACCTGTTAGTAAATCCTGACGACCGAGAAAATGCTTTTCGTCTACTTTGAGTTGTAGATTTTTTACACCTTCGCCAGTAGCTTCATAAGGTTTATAGTCAGAACCAAGCCAAGCACCACCATCATAAGTGATATTATTGACTCTTACATAAGCTGGCATACCAGTGATTGGATTGTTTGACCCATAGGAACTGGCTACCATAGAACCATATGAAGGATTGTAAGCTGGTGATAATGGAGTATTATCTGTACTGTTGTAGCCAGTCATTACCCAATGAGTACCAGTTCTATGACTAGCGTTACCGTGAGCAAACGATCTAACAACGGTCATCTTGTCGCCAACTGTTGCTAAGTTTTCCCAGTCAGCACCAATTCTATAACCAGCATTTGTTTTGATCCAGCCATTAACTGCTCTAACATTATCGGGAGCATCTGGCTTTGGGTCGAATGTTTCTACTTGTGTTGCTCCACCACCTAGCCAAACCCATATAACTGATTTGTCGTTTGGTGATAAACAAACAGGGGCATCTTCTGCTTTTATATCTGATAATCCAATGGCACTTAGTCCAGCACTAATGCCGCCTACTCTCATAAAGTCTCTACGGTTGAATTGAAAATCTATCATTATTGTAAACCTTATCGAAGTCAAAGAACCGCCAGCGGTTCATATGTTTTGCATCATCATCTTCGTCAACGTGACGTAGATACTCCAATAGTTCACTCCAATTTGAAAATACCATTTCATGGGGAACCACACCAAACATCCAGTTTGGTAAATTTTCCTTCCCCTGTTTGCACATTATTACAACAGGCTTCTTCTGAGCTATAGCAACTGAGGCTTCGTGGTAGGAACCACATAGGTGGGAGTCAACATCTAAACTCATTACTATAAAATGAGCTATGTCAACCATTCTCAGATCAATAGCGCAAATAGGTTTCATTATCTTAGACACTTCGTCATACTTTCCACGCTTCTTTAAGCTGGTTATATGATCTCTTGTGTCGTGATCTTCAGTTCCGTAGTCACTTGGTTTATCGCATGGGTCTAACACTCCTACCCCAAGCTCTTGGAGTTTGGGGGTCATATATTGTCGCCACTTAACTCCACCATCTTCTACCCTGTCCATAGCGCCGCACAGATATGCGGTCATTCCTTTTAACCTATTCATATTATTATACACCTTTTTTGGTTAAAGCCTCTTTTATTAACTCCTGCAAGTCATCATACTCTCTATCTTTAATTAAAGAGTCTATGATCTTTCGCGCTTCTCCAGCCTTGTATCCTACTGTTTTTAGAGCGTCTATAGCGTCATTAACGATCTGTGGGTCTTGTTTAGTGGTGGTGGCATTACTACCGCCAAGACTAACGCCATTCTTAATAAGCCATTCCCTAGCTCTATGATCTCCGGTTTTAGCTTGTTCTATAGCTGTAGCGCAGATAACTTCCCAGTCTGACTTTCCTTCATCATCAATAACCTGTAATGTCACAGTTTCTTGTGATGGATGTACTTCACTTCTGGTAGTACCAAAAAACCTGTAGGGTAAATCGCTCTCCTTTAACAACCCCCAAAAGAAGATGAAAAAGAAAAATGCTACGAACATTAAATACTCAATGCCATCAGGTGGATTAAAGCCAATATTTTCTGGTGCTGCAAACAGCATTTCAAATGTCATTGTTGTTCTCCTTAGAGTAAAAGAACGGAACGACAGGCTGTATGGGCAACCTGCCGCTCCGATAGTGCAACATGCACTACAAACACTATGCGGTCATCAGAGCCGTGAGCGACTCGATACGCTCACGAACATTGTCACGCCATGCCTCGTCGTAATGAGTCACTTCAACCTCTACAGGCGGCTTGTCGCTCATCTGAACGGAGTCCTTGAGTGGATCAGTAAACAGAGCCACAACCTCATACTTGCAACAACGCAACTTCTGGTATCGTGAATCGTGAGGTACGCTAACAACATCCATAGGATTGACTTTGACCACTAAGAACTGGTCGCCACCATCTTGACTTCCATAGTCTTTGACATAATCCAAAGAGCCTACATGAAGTCCTTTACTACAACCGTTGTTACGATTGCTATCAACATTACCTCGGTCAACTTCAACTGTGTTACCAACTGAGTTATCAAAGGTTCCACTCCACTTATCTTTGAAGTCTTTGTCCACAGCCTTGTACGCAAGGAAGTGACCATCATCAGTGATAGGTAGATGCTCATGTTGCATGAAGTCAAACAACTCCACAATAGCATGGTCAGAAGGGTTTTCATTCATGTTGTTTAAGAACTCCAACATTGGTTGGAAGTTGAACCCTTCAGTCTTCATCTTCAAGATACGCTCAGTGAATAGTTCTGGCATCTCAATACCATCCCACTGAAGTGTACCATTCTTAACGTCAATGTATCCTTCACAGAAGTTGTCTATTGCCGCAACGACATCATAGTCAGCTTCAAAGTATTCAACATTACCATCAATCAAGTGACCTACTAACTTGGTATAGTTGGGATGGTTTTTGTCGAAGGTGTAGGTCTTACCAGCGACAACACAATTTACAACGCCTTTGTTGCTTACAATGTAACTCATATCAATTCTCCTAAAATCAAAAAACTATTTATTGGAAAGGACTAACTTAACGTAGTCCAGAATGTGTGCTTTGCGAATTTCTCGTTCTGCTTCATTGTCGTAGTATGAGTGGAGTTCGGTGTAGTTCAGTACAGGGAAAGTATCAGTGATTTTACTTTCTCTCTTATTCCACTCATCAGGGTCTACAGTGACATCATCCTGAAGTCCACGACCCAAGCCAAGATGCCTGTTGAGCGAACTCATGGCAACCCACAGCTTTTCGTTTGAACGATACCACTTGTAGTCATCGACATACTCTCGTATCTCTTCAGGCAGATTGTCTACTTCAGATAGCCAATTAGCAACAAGTTCTTTTGAAGCATTTTCATGTTGTCTCCAAGCGATATGTTCAACATTCCACTCAAGAACTTCAGCAATGCGATCATTGTATGCCGACTGCATGTAATCAAAGTAGCTAGTCCACTGACCATTAGCATTAAACTTCTTCTTCTTTAGCTCTTGACTCTTGATGCCGTAGATAGGAACTTCTTCATCAATCTCACAGCCAATGTCTGCAAGTAGCTCATTAAACCTTTTGATGTTATTCCAATCACCCATGCGATTGCCATCACGACCAACAATCTCATAGCGATTGATCTCAAAGTATAAGCCGCCTTCTTCCATGTCTACTTCAATGTCTTTCCAGTGACCACGATTGTAGTCCCAGATACACACTTTACTTCTGTAACTAGCACCAGAGTTATTGCTTCTGCTTCTAGTAACTGATGGAAGACTTGAGGCAAGGATCAAGTGTTCTTCAGTACAACCCAACCATTTCATAACGGACTGCTTGTCGCCGTCACTAATTAGGTAATAGTCAAACTTGTTCTTTTCTCGGTCATGCTTATCACCAAGTTGTCCCTTAGCATAGTTCTTAGCACGAGAAACAGCACCACGTTTCAGGTCATCCAAGATTAGAACTATAACTTTAGTACCACTATCAAATCGAATAAACTCCGTGTCATCACAACTAATAGCAGTCTTCCAGTTTTCTCGATATATCTTACGAATCTTGTACTTGGGAACTTCCATGTCTTTACCAGTGACATCTTGGACAGTCTTCTTTGGTGCATACAGTCTGTCGTAAGCATCATCAAACAAGTCTTTACCGTTCCACTGAATCTTGTCACTGAATGTTTTAACGATCTCACTCAAGTGACCGCCTTCTCTACGGAAGTTCTTGTATTTGATTCGTGCGTCCCAATGCGTAGGACATTCATCAAAGCTCTCACCAAGAGTCTCTTTCATTTCTTCAATGATAAACTCACAGGCTTCAACAATAGCTTTCTTGGTATACTCGTTGTAACTAAGAGATTCACGACTTGGTGTAATGTCTACATCACCAATAGCAAAGTGAATGTGTAAATTAGTTCTCAATACAGCAGTAACAGTTTCATTGTACGCTGAAAACTGCTCTGAATCAAGATCATATGCAACCTGACCCATGATAGCTTTAGCTTTAATGTCCCATCGTCGCTGTTTATTGCTGTTCAACAAACCCCAAGTGCTACCAGTCAAGATATAATCGAAGTCTTCTATTTCAATATCACTATTGAAGTTGGGCTTAACCTTGAAGTGTTTGTATACTTCTTTAGCTTCCTCCTCGAACTCTTGTACATCATCAGTATCTACACTAAACAATACATGCAATCCATTAGGCTCAGTAGTATCATTTTCTGACATCAAAGCAAACACAGGTTTATTGTGTTCATCTTTGAAAGAATTATAAACACGCACTTTACCATTGTGATAAGAAGTGACAATGAAACTGTCTGTATAAGCAAATGGTGATTTACTACCAAGACCAAGACAGCCGACTGCATCATTGGTATTAGTCTTCGTGCTACCAAAGTATGTAGTGTAAAGATTCATGCAGTCTTCGTGAGATAGGCCAGTGCCGAAGTCACGAATCGCAAAGTAAGGATTAAACCTATCTGGCATAGTGACACTAAACGGAACGTCACGCTTACCAGCGTCAACATGAGCATCGTAAGCATTTGTAGAAAGCTCACGAATAACAGCTTTGATCTTATTTGAGTATAGACCGTCCGAGAGGATCGAGAAGGCTTTAGCCGATGCCTCAATCGTGTAAGTGGATTCTTCAAAGTCACCTGACCGTACAACGCTGTTTACTTCATTCTGCAATTTCATTTTTCAATTCCCATAAATCAAAAGACTAAATATCAACTATTCTTATAGTCTAATCGACAGGAATCAAAAAGTCAAATACTTTTTTTCAGAAATATCACGAAAATCTTTCCGTTAAGTAGGGCGTGCAGGAATCGAACCCGCATCGGAGGCTTAGAAGGCCACTGTTCTATCCGTTGAACTAACGCCCCAAATCGTTAAATGCCTCAATGACATCTACTGTGTTTATAATAACTTCGTCTGGTATCGTTATTCTTATTATGTCTCTTTCAGAGAGGAAACCCTTTTGGCTAACAAAGAAGTTGTCTTCAAACTCAACAGTTCTAAAATTCTTGGCTTCAATAAACAATGATTTCATACATGCGGACATTTCGTCTCGTGCGTTTAGAACGTGTTTTATATTTCCGCTTTCAACGTAATACTTAGGCATCTTCTTCCTCTTTAGGTTTTTTATAGGGAGCTATCCTACTTCTGTTTTTCCACTGTATAAGCTCAATAGCTTTCTTGTCTCTGTTCTCAGCCTTAATTGCTTTACTGCGCCTAGCCTGTTTTGCTTTTCTAGCCCTCTCTTTGGCTTTTTGTTTTTTGTATTTTCTTTTGTTGTTATAGTTGGTCATGTTTGTAGTCCCGTAATATACTCATGGTTTGTTTCCAGCTATTAACATTATAATAGTTGTCGCACATAACAGCCAACGTATAATCGTTTCCACCAACATGACACATATCGCCAAAGAAAAAACATCTACCTTCCATGTCTGACAGAACCTGTGATTTGTCTTTTCCCTTTGGGTATATGTCTATGCTTATCTCTCCACCTATTGAAAACTCAAGTTGTGGGTATTTTTTAGACAGGTCTTCGGCTATGTCCACCCTCTCATGATTTCTCTTGTCCCATTCAAAATACTCTCTTCTCAATACTTTGTCGCAAGATCGTCCTACTGTGGATATATTTACCATGCCTACCCGTTCTTCTATATTATTTTCGGCACGGCCATACCATCTACTCTTCTCTAAAATATTTAAGATGTCCAATCTTAACTCAGCGGACATCAACCAATTTGATTCTTTTACTAATCGACCTCTTTTGTAGAGTTGGTTTCCTGAGCATTGGTAAGAACCGTCAACAAGCCTCCATAGCGGAAGCCCTACTTGTTCTATTGTTTTGTCTTTATCTGAACCTGTAACAAGAAAAACCTTGTTTCCGTTAGTTTGTTGTCTTACAACCCAGTGACCAAAAAACCTTCTGAACCTATCAATCATGGGTTTTCTTGCGGGCGTGAGCGTTCCATCAACATCAAACAAAAAGTTCATTTTCTCATGTTCCAATTTTTTCTTGCTTCAACCCAGTCTTCTGCACCACCAGAAGATGCCGTACAATCCGAACACTCATACCAATACAAAGCTATGCTATCTAATGCTTCGGCCTGTGGCTTACCACCACAAAAGGGACATGGAAGCAATGAATCTTCGGTAAACTCCGTTACCTCTATGTCATGCTCGCCACATTTTATGCACCATATAGGTTTGTTGTCCCCTTTTACTATCCTTCCGCAGCAACTAAGGAACCATTTAACAATAGCTATCATTTAATACTCGCCGCTAAAAGTTCATCTTCTCTTTCTTCTTCTACTTCTGGAATCATGTCTAACAATTCATCTTGCAATTCACCAGCATAGTTCATCCAGTATTTAGCTTGATGATTAGCTAATCGCAATTCATTCTGTAGACGATGCTCCATTACACTAACACCTCCAATTAGCTGTAGCCTTTCAGGTAGTTGCCAAATCATTTTATCATGCGCCCAGATACTTAACTTAATAAGCCATGATATTTTAGTTTTTGTAGCGAGATCGTGAAACAAGAATACTGTATTGTTCCACTTCCTGTTGACGTAATTCAAAAATCTATACATCTTATTTCTCCATTAAAGGTAGTAGGCTTGGTAGGACTTGAACCCACGACAAAGGGATTATGAGTCCCCTGCTCTAACCAACTGAGCTACAAGCCCATAGTTTCTATATTTTTCTCGTGAAAGAGTTTGAAGGTTTCATTCTGTTTTGTTGTTCTAATCTTTTAAGTTTTTCTCTGATGGCATCTGACATCTTTACTCTATTCTCTTCGTGAGCTTTATACTTAGAGTTTTGTCTGCTTTCTTGTCTGCATGACTTACATAGTTTCTTTTTCTTCATTCTGACACCACATCCAGAACACTTTCGCCATTGTTTTTGCTTGCCTGCTCTTTTTGATTTAGTGGGTTTTGGCTTTGTTTTTCTAATAGTTGTTTTGGGTTTAGGTTTATCTAGCCATTCATTAGTCTTCTCAAGTGATCTTATTACAATAACTTCATCAGTAGTGTATTGATGCGCTCTGCTGTGACAGCTTTGGCATACTAAAGTCAGACCTTCTATTGTGTCTCCATCTAGGTTTGCTTTTGTGTACTCTCTATGATGAACTATCTGGCGAACACCCTTACCTTGCATCTCTAATTTACAGCTTTGACAAACACCTTTGAACTTTTCTTTTACCTGTGGTCGTATCTTTTTTAGCCAAAGGTCTGAGGACATGTATTCTTCATAACTATCGAACCCAATCTCATCTAATATCTTTTGTCTAGATGGTATCTCATTCCATTCGTTATATACTGTTCTCTTTTTGTTGCGTTTTCTGCTTCTCTTGTTCTTTTTCTTCTTACCCATTAATTAAGTACCTCGTAGGAGAATTGAACTCCTGTCTTCGGCGTGAAAAGCCGATGTCCTAGTCCACTAGACGAACGAGGCAAGGCTGGTATTAGTATCAGGATGTTTGCACGTTAAATGTAAACAAACCAGCCAAAAAAAGGCGAGTTAAGTCTAAACCTAACCCGCCTATTAACTCAGGATAGTTTTATTCTGAGTCTTTTACCTCTTTAATCTTTTCGTTCAAAGATTCGATGACCTCAATATTATCTTTAAGACCTTCAGAATTTTTGTCAAATTCAGGCTCCGCAATAGCGTTGCTGTCAACCTCTCTTGGAGGAAGATTTACAAAACTAGGATATTTGCCATCAGGAAAGGCTGTTTCAATAGCCTCTCTATATCCCTTATTGTAATTAACTTCGCTAACCGCATCGTATTCCCAGTCAACCTGAGATAGACCACGCATGTAACCTTCATGCCACAAGTTATCAATGTGCTGACGATCTTCTGAATCTTGAGCATAGTAATTAACCATGCCTTCAATTCGGCCTTGAGCAATCAAATTTTCTTCTGCCATTTTCTGAACATCGTTAAGTTGTAGCCAAAGTAACTCATCGGCAAACTCTGTGTTTACCTTAGCACGCATATCGGAAATCTCTAATTGATTATTCAAATTAGATATTTGCCATTGTTGTAAAATGAGTAAATTAACTACTGTCAAAATAGTTGCAACTGTGACGACATGATTCTTTTTCATGCTAGTCTCCTAAAATAGTAAAGGTTCAATCTATAGATTTAATGTTTGTCTAATTCTTCCTCTTAATACTTGGTCAATACCACGATTGCTTGTAGCTTCTGTTGCATTGATAAGATTGGAGGTCAATGTTGTAGTAAGTCCATTAGCTTTTCCGGCTGCTTTTCGACCGCGCTGGTTTACACGATACGTTCCGTGTCCAGTAAATCTAGCAACAGCAGTAACAGGATCAAATACTTCTCCTTTGTCTTTGCCGTTTCTAGCCTTAGCTCGAATCTTGTTGCCATCCAAATACCAATTATAAGACTTGGTTGTTTGTGATAGTGTTAGTAAGAACTGAATCTCAGTCATGTTACTTTTCCTTATTTTCTTTTTCCTTAGATTTCTCCTTCAATTCTTTTCTGCAATCTTCCAAATGGTTTTCTAATGTTACAACATTTTCTCTCAACTGCTTTAGTTGATTTTCAACTTGTGCGATATATGCTTCTGCCATTTCTCTTTCTGTTGGCATCTTTGTCTCCTATTATATTTTGTTGTTGGGGTTAATTTCTGGACTTGAACTAATTATTTCACCATCTCCGGTAACAGCAATAAAGTAGCTGTAATCTATTCTTAGATTTGTAACCGACATAAGCTCAGTCTCAAGTTGGTGATGGCAGAAAACATCTACTCTCCACTTGTTGTCAAACACATTTGACGCTCTTATGGAATGGAAGTTCTTTGGCTTGCCACCAAGCCTCTTTATGACCTGCTCACATACGAAATCAGAATGGGAAGTTGTTGACTTCTTCTCCTGAGTTTGTTTCTTCTGGCTTTTCACTTTCGTTTGCTTCTGTAATGCGTTCATTAGTTTTACCTTTCAAATCGTTATATCTGTCTACAATACTTTTGTATCTTCTAGTTTGAGCAACAGTCTTTTCGGGGATGTTTCTCAAAAAGTGTCTCAAGTCTACATTGTTGCTCTTAGCAAAGTAAGCATTAAGAAGTAGAAGCTCTTTTGCGTTTAGCTTAGTTAGGGCTTTAACTATGTCTTCATTATTATTTTCATCGCTCACATTTATGTTTGACATAAGAGCGTCTATGTATAAGTTTTTATCGTTAGGTCTTCCTGCACTTTTATTATTCATTTTATTCCTCAATATAATCTTCTATGTTTGGCATCAAATCTTCAAAGTTGGGTAACTCAAATGGTGAATTGATTGCGTTTTCGTCAACGGGAAACAACCCATAACTATTCTTTCTTTTGTCTTCTGGGTCGCTATAAATACACACCTTTTCAAGTTCAGGTTGGTGTTCGGAATACAATTCTCGTAATCTCTCAACCCTATCTTTCATATACTTTTCAACAGCTTGGCTAGTAACCCTTTCTGGTATCCTACCCCTATTTCTTTTCTGTTGAGATAAAAGATCGAGTACATTGAATTGTTTGTACGATTCTAAATTTTGTCTTTTAATCATTTCTGAGACACTAAAAACGGAAACGTGATAACGTATTACCGATTTTAATTTCAGCGTCCGCAGATGTCAAGCATTTTTCAGAATCAATACGGCCATTTTTCGGCTAAAACATTATTTACGTTTGGAATATCTACGATCCATCTTCCGTATTTACCAGTTTTATGTGTATTGATTATAAAATAACCTTCATTATCGACCTGTGTGGCTATTAGGTTTTCGAGCATGAGGGTGGCTCGTTTGAAATCCGGCTTTCCCCTTTCAGGTGTATTGACACCCTGAAGTCTACATCTAACCTTTGTGAAAACATAGAAACCAAGATCAATCTCCAAGTCTGCCGTGTCTCCATCAACACATCTTATGAGTTTAGCTCTGTAGTTGTACATCAAAATATACTCGTTAGGTATTTATATATACATACACTTGTAAATAATACTGTTGATCCGGTAGCAAACCAACCTAGAGTAACTAACATCAATTTTCCATGATCTTTCAAAGTCATAGTTTCCCTGCTTTACTGTATCCACGAAGTTCAGGCTTTTCTTTTAGTTCAAAGACCTCAACGTCTAATTGATAACCATCCCTGTCCTTAAATTTTCTAGGCCATTTCATCCTTTCAATGACCCAACCTTTTTCTTCCATAGCTTTCAAGTCTTCATCAATGAGAGTTACAATTCCAGTTACAACTTCTCTTCTGTTAAAATTTCTACACATAAAACTGTGTGCAGTTTCAGAAAACTTGAATATAGGCACATAAACATTGTCATCATTATCTCTTCTGATAACTGTTATAGGTAGCCAGCCTTCTTCCTTACACTCTTTTCTAAAGTCGGATAGAGACAGGCTTCCGTCGTTAAATATTACAGCAAAATTCATTCTTTATCTCTTATATTATCTTTGTAATACTTCTTAAACTCTTTGTACAGTTCTTTGACTTGCTTAAATGCTTCTTCTTCAGTTAGCTTTCCACCTTGTTCCAAATCGCATATGATACACATGCGTATCTCAAAATCCTTAAATGGGTCGCGCTCTTCAGAGAATATTTTTTTTACATCTTCTTCAGTCACTTGTCTTCCTCGTTAAATCTGTACTCTAAAAAATTTACATCGGAATCCAATTCCTCTCTTGTCTTTCCATAGAATGTTAAGTTGTTTTCTACAATAGTCAGAAACCAATCTGTCGCATTGTCAATTCCTTCTATAGACCACACGCTACTAACTAGAGCGTCATATGGGTATATATCATTAGCGTAACAACTTCTGCAAAGAGCAAAAGTTTGACTAGAAAACGATGATGAACATGTTATACATTCATCTTCTTCTCCACAGGCTTCACACTTTCGTAGCATTTTTAATTAACTCACTAGATGATTGAACCTTCTCACCACCTATGTTGTATAGCATTTCTATTCCAAGCTCTTCTGTTAGTATGTCTTCAGGAACGCCACCCTCTTTTCTATCCCCACCATTACAGAAAAACATTTGATGGAAGAATGGATCATCTTCATAGGTCTTGTATACCATTCTTAGCGATTCACAAACAGTAGCATCTTCATCTATTGACAATACTGTTCTGTCAACCCCTTTTATATTATTAACAATTTTGAATCTCTCGTTTTCATTCTGAAACGGAGTGCTACCTTTTAGCTCTACTTGATTATCGTTATTGACTATTACAACTAGAACATCACCCCTCTGCTTGGCTGACTTTATGTAGTCAATGTGTCCACTATGTATGGGATTAAAATATCCTGATATTACTATAACTCTCATAGGCTTTACAAAATCCATATGTAAAAAATTACTCATCCCAGTTTCCTTCTGGATACTGGTCGCTTAAAACCCAAGCGCCGTACTTCTCTCTTTTAAGTGCGGCCTCTTCTTTGGTAGGCCAGTAACCTATTGGTTCACTATCACACTCATCCCAAAAGAAGTATGCCATCATACCTTCATGCCACTCTACAAATTGTGACTGAAATTCAATTATATTATTCTCGTCCGTAGTCATCTTCAATTCTAACTATATCGTCTTCTTGGCAGATTCCAGTTTGTATTTCAACCAGAACTAAGTCGTTCAATCCAGAACACCTAACTCTGTGTACTTCGTATTTATTTATCTTTACAACTCTTCCAGCTTGAATATCAAATATCTTGCTTCCAACCTGCATTTCACCAAAGCCTGATATTACATACCAAAGCTCTTCTCTCTTTTTGTGTAGCTGTAAGCTAAGCCTTTGATCTGGCTTTACGGTTATCTTCTTTACTTTTACTTTAGGTTCGTCTAAAAGTATTTGGAAAGAACCCCATTCTCGCTGTTCGTATTTACTATCTCCTGAAAAACCAATAGGAGCCGCAAATACCATGTCTTCCTTGTCTACTTCTTCGCATATTGGGTTTTCTTTGCCACAAATAGCACAAGGTTCTTCGCTACAGGTTTTTCTGTTTACTATTCTTCCGCAGCACTGTAATCTAAATTGCACTCGATCAGTCATATTTCTTACCTCTTGTCCTCAAGCGTCCGTCAGGATTGGTGTAACCAAAAACTCCATGACTTACGTTGTTTATTGTATCGACGTACTCTCCTTTAGAAAGTTCACGCTCTACTATTTTCTCTGCGTCACTGTAACAGCTTGCTATAATAGTCTTAGTTATTGCGTTTACGCCCTTCTTTTTGTTTCTTATCTTTGCTTTGTACTCAGGCATTTTCTATCCTCTTACCTCTATGATCCACTTCTATGAAACCGCAACCCTCACAAAGAACCTTAGCTGTCATACCATGCTGTTCATACTCTTCTCTTGAAACAAGACCAGACATATCATTTCTAGGAGCGTAGCTCTGACCGAAAAGTTCCTCTGTACATTCGTAACAAAAATCAGCCACTGATATGATCCAGTTTATAATCCGGCCTGTTTAGTAGGCTCAGTCTAAATTTAATATCGTAGTCGAGTTCTTTGGCTTTTTTCTTTATTTTAGTTGCGTTGCCAGTATATAAAAGTAATAGCTTGTCACCATTCCAAACACTAAACGCATAGAAGTCCGCAGACAGTATTTGTATTCTATAACTCATCTTCTTCACCAAATTTAACAACAAACACGGGAGTGTTATCACCAACATGGGCATTAAATGTATTATACTCTAAAAATTCCCAAGCCTCAGAGTATTCCATGTTGTCTCTTGTTATCAGTGTTTCTGCCATCTTGTCTGCATCATATACAATAGCTCTGCCACTAATGCCAATGCTAACGCCGATAATAGAATTATCAAAACCATCGGCAAACATAAGATCATCGCCATAACGTCCAGCAACTTCCTCACGGTTTATTCTTTCTTCGTTCAATTACTTTTCTCTCTTCCTTTTTAAGTATTCCTAAAATTGATACAGCTATCGTAAGCTCTATAGTCCAAGCCAGTATTCCGGCATATATAGCTTCCATGTGACTCTCCCGTAATGTGGGTTATTATTCATCAGAGTCTATCAATTCAATGTCGTAATGTTTTTCAAAATGTTCTATGGCTTGCTCTCTGTTTACAAACCTCGCTAGTATTGTAGGCTCTTCGGCCTCGTCAAACGCCCAGACCTGATAGTGCAGGTCTTTCGGTTCAAACTTTAAGACGTATGTACATTCGCTCATGTTACTTCCTAAATCTATCTAAGGCTCTACTGTCAAACAATATCTGCCTCTTCATATTATCATAACTCCAAGACTCTAAATCTTCACCCCGTAAAGTTTCTCCGGTATAAATATCTCTACAGTCAGCAAATCTCTCAGCATAAAGTTCAACTCTCTCGTCATGTCCAAGTGGTTTTAAGTTTTTTCCTCTAGTGTTGCTCATCTTATCTCGTTACTGTAATAGTCCAAACGCAAGCGGCAATCCATCCCGCAGAAAGCGTAAAGTAAATAAAACTAATAGCTTGATCCTTCATAACTATATCCTTATTCGACCTGTATACTTTAGCTAATAATATCATCCGGTTTGTCTAGAACGGTAGGGTCGTTACTTCCGATCTCTACATCCTGTAGTTTATCAACTTGACTCCAAAATTCTTCTGAGCTTGTACTTGTAGGAATATCTACGCCCAACTCTAAAGACTTTCTTTTTGACATAATAAACCATGCTATATCAGTAAAGGCATCCACAGGTGATTGAGACTTCCAGTCTTTCTCTGTGTTGTCGATACATTTCTGTATAACTTCATCTAATATTTGTGTGTCATTCATAAGTTCTTTAATACTCATAGTTCAATCTTCCAAAGCATCCACTTAAATTTTTCATAAGAGTCATTGTCTGTATCTCTTGTTTGTTCAATAGCTATTTTTAATGCCTTTTTAATTAGTAACAAATCATTGGAGCTAACTTTTTTATCACCCTGAGAATTACATAAATGTTCACTCATGTTACCACCAACTACTATACACTACGGTATAGCCTTGTTTGATTGCCGCACGAGCCTGTACTATGAACTCACGGTCGGCTTCTGCATAATGATCGTCGGCATTGCTACCAAAGAAGAAGCCAACAGTCTCTGGTAGTTCCTCTTCATCAAGAGTAGCCTCTAGTGCATCTAGGTCTTCAAGTGTAAGCTCTAGATCAACACAGTTAAACTCACCCTCTCCACCCTTTTCATAGTAAAGCTCTTGCATCCATCCTTGTAGGTTAGGATGTTTACGCCACTCTGCTAATTGAATTTCGTCGTCCCATTCATTGTAGTATTCTACAACTTCTTCTTCATTGCCGTCTGCATCTGTGGTAGTCCACGTTTGCGGCACTTTGCGTGGCTCGCCTTTACGAGCAGTTGCATATTGGTCAAGTCCCATTAGTTCAAGCCTCCAGTAAAAAATTCTATTGCTGAATCACATCCTCTTAGTAATTCGTCCCAATCTTCATCGCTAAAACCTTCTGTGTCATGTGGTAGCATATCAGAATTTCGTTCTAATATATGCTTTCTAGACTCTAGCAATGATTCAAAAAGATTATCCATTACTTACTCACTTTCTTATAACCGCGATTATAGGTTAAAAACTTTACACAAAATTCTTCTAGTTCCTCAAAGGTAGCGTCTGATTTTATCATGTTAGCTTTTTCTGTTGTTACACCACAATTTTCAAGTGACCCATTTCCACCATTAGTAAATGGTATTATATGATCCAAATTAAATTCTAAGGAATCAAAGTCTATGGGGTCACCAGTTAAGTAACACTTACCATCCTGTTCATTATAAAACTTTTCCTCAAGCATCTTTGATGTAAACTGTCTAGTTTCGCCAGACCTTTTTGAAAAGTTATAAATTCTGCTATACAAACGACTTCTACGTTTTTCTCTAGAGCTTATATTAGTATTCCTATTTTTGTTATAAGTGTATTCTTTGCGTCTTTTGTTAGATAGTTTTAATTCTTCCTTTTCATCAAGTAGATACGTCCTAACTTGGGAAGTGCATAATACGATGTCATGTTTTATACTTAGATGTTCCGCAATTTGATAATGGAACCAGCCTTTGCTTCTTAGTTTTTTCATTTCAGGAATTAGGTAATTCCATTTTCTATTAGATTTAGCTATTGCTCGGCTTTTTTTACGGTGTTTATCTCTATAATTTTTATCTAAGTATAATCTAGCTGTTTTGCGTTCCATCCTACAGTCCAGACTGTCACGCATATGCTTAGCTATCTTAGGATAGCTCATGCCTTGTTTTCTTAATTTTTTCATTAAGTCTAGATGTTCATAATACTTCCAGCTTTTTATATCTTCATCGGTCTTCTTGCTCATAACCTATCTCCCTAGTTATAAAACCGAGGATAGTTATCTCTCATGTGTTGTTCAAATGTTTCATCATCAGGAAACCCATCAGGGTAATATGCAAGATGAACATTACCATCTGGTAGTCTAAAAGCCTTTACGTCAGCTTCTTCTGGTATGGGTATGCCACCAAGTTCTACAACTACACCATTTTCGATAATCATATTTGTATTTTGTTCGTAGTTATTTTCTGCTATAGCATCTAGCAGTTCTATAGTTTCGTCACTCATTACTTATCTCCTTCAAATAGTGGCAGTTCTTTTTCTGCCCGTTTAATATACTCTTTAATACGTTGTTCTCTAACTTCTGTACGCATCTTCCTGATACGTCTTTTCTTTGTAGGGTCAAGAAAGAAGTCTCCATACTTCACTTGTTTACTCATCTTCATCCTCTGCATTTGGGAAAAACTTATTCCAGCAAGTATCACATGTACCACTAATCATTAGTTCACGTTGACCTGCTGACAGGTAATCAAACACTTCCTGTATAAAAGCACCGTCATGCCAAGCGTCATAATCTGATTTAGGCACATTAAGTAATTCTTCGTAGTCACAATACTTACATTGTAGCTCTAGTTCAATGTTTTCACTCACTACGAGCCTCTTTCAATAGTAATAAGCCTGTCACTAGCTTATGTAACCCTCTAGCTAAGTCTTGTTGTAACTCCATAGACTCTGTGAGACTGTAGATGTTATTCTCTACAGTAAGTTCAGTAGTGCTATCAACTAAGTCAATAGAAACATACTCACCTCTGTATACATGAACTATCTCACTCATCATCAATATCCTTATCTGCAAGATAAATATCCCATAGTTCTTGGAATGTATCATCGCACTGTTCAAAGGCATGTAGTTGTTCTTCATATAGAGCCTGAATCATATCTTTCATCTCCATATTCTCAACAACCGCTTCTGCTAACTTCTCACGGTTCTCTTCGTTGTTCTTAACTTTACTCATCTTCAATCTCCGGTGGACAATCTCTATCATCAATGTAATACTGCCAGCCAACAGGTAGCCCATTAACTTCGACTACCATGCCACCTTCTACAACAATATTTATTACCTTGTCACTATCAGCGATCTTATCGTAATGAAGTCCATCATTACCATTCTGACCAATGATGTTCATACGCCTATCGTTTTCTTCATAGAATTCTTCACTCATATTAATCATCCTCCGGTGGTTCAAAACCCAACAATACTAATATCTGGTCATACATATGAGCCTTCTTTTCGTAGTTTTTGAGAGCCATTATGACATCAGAATCGGAAAATTCCCTATTCCAAGCATCAGCACCAAAAGCTACTTCCCAAATAGCATCAACTGTATCTATATCAAGCACAACCTCATGCTTACTCAATGTTACTGTTCTATTTCCGCTCATCTTCAGCTTCCTTTAACCTTTCTATGACTTGTTGCACTAGGTCTTTAACCTTCTCGGCTTCCTCCCTACTTAACTCTAGTATGTATTTTGGTGGGGATGTATTTGATTGCTTAAACTCAAAGAATCTCATTCTCTATTTCTATCCACTCCGGTGTAGTTCTTTTCTTCCAGTCATGTAAATGTGCTTTACCTTTGTTGTAGTAGTTCCTGTATGCCATGATAGGATCATCCATCTTGTATTCCTCGTCCATAGCTTGTGGAAACTCTGTAATCTCTGTGTTAGTGAATTCGGGAGGATTGTCAATGCAATCTTGTATTACTGCCTGACATTTGTGTACCTTTTCATACCTATATGTATATTCCTCACACAATGCTATACCTAAATCACACAACCACTGATAATTTGCTCGGCTTTGCCTCGCCCATACGGTGCAGGGATGGTTCTTATGAGCGACCTTGTAAGGAATATGCTCAGGAGTCCCGCCAAGCTCATGTCGTGCGGTACAGAGCATCTGAGCAGTCTCTAGCGGCATCTTGACAACATGTCTATCGACATGCCACCTTGCGGCCTTTTCAACGTCACTATCTAAAACAAATATGTTCATTTCTTTGCCTTACGGTTCTTCTGTGCGTATGTCAGTCCGTACTCGGACAATAGACGTTTGCCAGTTGAGCGAAAATACTCTTCGTCGTCGGTCTTGAACATTCTACGAACGTCTGCCGTGTCACGAAGCCACTTATCCTCGCTCATTTTGGTTCCACAAAGCACAGCGGTTTCAACTTCTCGGTAAAATTCAAAATCTATAACCATCTTAAACTCCAATTTCGGTTTTTTCAAGAACAATCTTTAATTTTCTGAGATAATTCCCATTTATGAAATATAAGTGCTAACCATAAAAAGAATTCAGTGAACCTACTAGGCTCAAATCCTGAGTATGCGGCTGTTAGCAATGCCGCCCATATGAAAACATCAACTATTCCTATTGGATTCATTTCCACACCACCTTTTGTATGAATTTTAATCCATATTTATCTAAGTCCCACTCATCCCACCCAATAATAGACAGGAATCGGCTACCATCCTTACGTTCATACTCAAAGTATGTCTCACCTACCTTTGTATCAAACGCTACTGTTGGTTCTTCACTCATAAAAATTATCCTCGCCCACAAATTTCATCACTAACATAGTAAATAACGCATCAACTCGTCTGACTAAGTTTATAAAAAGTTTCATCCTTGAAATCCTTTAGACAACTCTCACACCACCAATACTTTTCACCGTCCGTGTACGAAGAGTGCCATGCAATCATACCACCCTTCATCTTCTTACTACATGTACCACACTTCTGCAATCTAGTCCTTGCAGGTACTTTCTTCCACCCATCAAACACATAGTCAACTGTGTTAGGATCTATATCTCTTTTTCGGGAGGTAGGGGCTTTCTTTTTGGGAGCAGGGAACTTATACCCGCAGTCACATTCTCTTCGGCGTACATGTACGGATACTCCACATGCTTTGCACTTTTTATTCGGCATTTCACTTGACCCCTGCTTAATTCAATGTCTTTGTTTAGTTCACCACGTTTAGCACTCTTAAAATTCTGTTCATTACGATTAGTTACTAATTTCTTCTCAGTAACATCAATAATTTTGTCACCCCTGTCTTCGCAATGCGGAGGATATGTAAAATCTATTATTTCTACTAATGTTCGCCTAAATTCATCCGTGAAGACACGACAATCTAAAAGCATTTTACGTTTATTCTTTAGCATTGCCTCGTTTTCTTTCTCCATTTCAGTTTGTCTAGCGCATTGGTACGCTCTTGTAAACTGATACCTGTATTTCCAACTAGCCTTGCCATAAGATTTATATTCAAACCATTCAAGATAGTCGTGAGTGTCCTTCCCAGCACTTACAAAGAACTCACCACCACCAACTTCCATCTGTTTTATAGCTCCTGATGGTGGATACTTACCAACCCACTCAATATCGTTAAAGCCCTTGCACCCAACGTATGGATACTCCTTTGACATTTTAGTTGTCTCGCCAATAACATTTATATGACCTTTAATGTTACTGACACGCATTATCTGTTTTTCCAAGTCGGAACCAGCTTTAATCCATACAGGCTTCACCACATAGCCAGCCCTTACATCACGATACTTACAATACTTGTACCTCTTATCAAATGTATGGTCTACCTTTCTCCTAATACCATTCTCATCCAAGCCACACGTTTGATCGTCGTGAGAGTCACGGTTGTCCTGTATCATACAGGTTACAACCTTGTACTCATTATCCTTGTTAATGCTCTTTTCAATAATAGTCTGTAAAGACCAACCCAGAGATATGTGCCAAAAACCCTCTTCCTCTATCCATAGGTTGTGCAGTATAGAAATCCTGTTGTAACCTCTTGCAACCGCTTCCCTAACACACTCATCCTGATCTATGGCTATCGTATTTAGATTATTGGCAGACAACCCAAGTTCAGACTCCTTACCAAAGTACCTATCATAGACTCTATCATCTGAGTGTTGACTATTATCAATAGTAGGCAAGCCAAAAGACTTTTTATTTTCCATATCATTTCTCCCGTTTTCTATATTTTTCTACCCAAGAACAATATTACAAATAAACCAATACATAAGATATATAACACTAGCACATAATAAAGCCATACACATATAGGTTATATATATAAGCAATAACAGAGAATTAGGTATTACAGGCATTAGATTACTTTCAAAAATTTAACCAGCGTCCGGCACATTTCGTGGGATTGATGCCCAAACGAGTATATTGTTGCCGTTTCATTGTGGGATAACGACCCTATAAGGGGTTATATACGTTTGTATTGTGTCCTATCGTCTAGTTTATCATGGAATATTGAGCCGGTCAATCGTTTTTTGGAAAAAAAGCCACAAGTTTGCACCATGTATTCCCGATAATATTAAAAGTGTTACTTGATATTAACTAATTCGTATGATACGCTAGGGGGATGGCGGCGTAAGAGGCGGGAAAGAGACGCTACTGAGGCTAATCAAAGACTGTTCTTTGTTAGGTTCTGTGTTAGGGGATTTTTACCTGCCGAATACCAATTAAATTAAAAAAAACCGGAAGTTACTAAAAAACAATAACACATAGCTTGATTAAATGACTGGCTGTGCTAAACTGGAGTAATGAGAGTAATTTTTTAGGAGTAATAGATGAAGAAAGGTTTACGTTTAATATGTTTGGCGGCTCTCCTCTTTTTTCTAACACAGACCGTATTGTATGGCGGCAAGAAGAGGCGTAATAGATATAATAAGAGGCTTCCGACTCCTCCAACATACATACTACCATATCCATACGTGGACATGCAATATATATGTTAGCAAATCGCTAACTCACTTGCTCACGCTTCCAGCGTTGCGTCCCGTATTACCATAACTAGTATAATAGGTTGCCCCGACCTACAAGCATGGAAGACCATTATACACATTGCGTATATTGTGTTAGTACGGCAGGGGAGGTAAGCTATGAGTGCCTTCCACCGTGTGTCTATCTAAAGACATCTACTTAGACATTCGGCCATATGTGGTTCAGCACATACCACGGAATAACCATAGAGTGCATTCATAAGGTATACTCTACTCCGATGTACCTTCTGATATTGTATATAATAACCAACCTCTTATTATATGCAAGAGACCCTTACGCGTTACACCTTTCGCGCGTGAGGGTTTTTTTATGCGCTGACTGCTAACTCACTGGCCCATGATATACTCGCTGCGAGCGGCCCGATTCGGCGGAGACAGGGAGGGCCGCGCGTTTTACCCCATCTGTCGCCCTATGTCAAGCCCTCTGTGTATATTTTTTGCAAAAAAAAGCACCCCGCCTTGCGGCGAGGTGCTTCGGTTAGTCGTTCTTCGATTCATTGAGAAACGTGAGAACGAATGTTACAGTGATTATTACTACCCAAAATGTGTAGGTCGAATCATCCATCCATATCGTAACCTATGCCGAGAGTACAGGTTGACCGCTATAGATTTTCTTAAAGTCGGCTTCCTCTAAGTCAGCGGCTCGTCTCTTGAGAGACTCCCACTTTTTGTCAGAGTAATTAGCAAGCCGTCCACCAAGCTCATCATACCTCACCCAACTTTGGTTGTCGAGGAATTGACCAGCCCGTGTTACACTGTTGACGACATCGAACAAACTGCGTTCAGCGGGTGCTATTTTGGATTCATGCTTAACCCATGATTCCAGTATAGCAGTAGCTCCACGCTTGTCAATCTTCTCAAACTGTGCAGTTGCACCGATGAGATTTTTCATAGCAACACCGTCTGTACCCTTAGCACGGATACCCAAAAGACGTTCAATACCCTGCGGGATAAGCGGTATTTGCTTTTCGATGTTATCTCGGAGTTTAACCGCTAGGTCGGTCAAATCAATGTCACCCATATGGACTACACGAATTTTAGTACCGGCGGTTTGATCCCAGATACAGCCGTTCATGCAGATAGCTCGAAACACCGATGGCATTGAGTATATTGCACGCTTGCCAATTTCACAATTAGCCAACGATACCATACCACCATAGTCCGAATCATCCTCTTCACGGATTGTGTCAGGAATCAACACGTTACCCCAGATTGTATCGGCATCGCCACGCCAGTGCGATAAACGCCCTGCGGGTACGATATTCTTAATCTGTTCAAGATACCAGCGGTTATCAACTTCGGCGTATTTTTCAGACAGGAAAGCACGCATTGTGCCGTCATCATAACACCGTAGCTTAAACTTAGAATCAGTTGGTAATCGTCGAAATCCATTACGAACGATAGAAAGAATCGTCGTCATGTCCTGAAAATCTCGATCAACCTTAACCTCATCCTTGTTGTTAAATACGTTTTCACGTAATGATCTTACAAATCCCGTGCCTTTGTTTTGGCAGGATTTAGAAACAAGCTGAGTCAAAGCATGGTCGGTAGGAACGTAGAACCCATCGTTTAGACTTACGCCAAAAGATGGCTTACCGTTAATAAACTGTACATCAAACTGAATGTCTGATTTAGGTACTAAGTAGTCCTCACGATGGCCTACTTCGGACTCCAACGCTTCCATGCCTTCATCATAGGAAATGGTTTTATCGTACCAAGATTTAGATACATGAGAGAAACCTTCCCTGTCGGCAGTTTGCTGGTTTTCAAGAACAAAATCGCCTTGGTTGCCAGCGCCAATAATTCGTTCGTAATTATCCATTACAACACCTTTCAAAAAATCAACAATATACTTACTACTATCTAATATACTTGACAGTGGAAGAAGTGTAAAGAGGGGGCGAGAAAAATCCCGCCCCTCTTATACGTTTCTAGCCTTGCTCGTGACTATCGGATTCACCCATAAGAGTGCTAAGATAATCGCCCACAATGTTTGCGGCTTCATCATAAGCAGAACTGTCACGTTCCATTCGCTTCAAAGATGGCAATGATTGCCCACGACTTTTAAGCTGTGCAGAAATCGAATTCCGCTTTGCACGGACTTGATCTACACTACGATTTAGTGCAGTTGCCAAGTCAGCAATGGTGCCACCTGATTGATGAGTGGTGACGTAAGCCTTAACAAAATCTGTCGCACTGATAGGTGCGGCCTTCTGAGTGTCGGTCATGATTGACCCCTTTCAAAAAAAAACAACTAACGGGGATAACTTTCTCCCCTCAACATACTTCCAATATAATGTACATCGGCAGGTTCGTCAATTACTCAGTAGCAAAATATCACAATTTTTCCAAATATCTTTGACTACTAGCACTGACCCTCGTTTACCCCTCCGCGAGCAGCATAGTTACGGAAAGACGCAGACTGGTAACTATGCTGCTCGTCTTACCCTATTCTCATTGTTAGAACCAGAGCGCCTCGACTAACGGCTTTTTGTCGGTGATATCCAGCACGGCATATTCAGCGCTACAGATTGGCTTTTCGCTGCCACGTTCTACAAAGCTGGTATGCTTGTACGGGTTATAGGTTACTAGCTTTTGGTTTTTGGGAAATATCCCAACTCGCTCGGTCAGGTATCCACGAACGAACGCGTGAACGTTCTTTTTCTTTTCCCGTCGTACTCTAGCATTGCCGCCTTGCTGTACTACAAACTGCGGGTCTTTAAGTTCTATAAAATCCGTATGTACAACCGGCCTGCCTGATTGCCTAACGCTCCAACATTTTTTATGTAGGTTGAAGTATACTTCTACTTTTTTGTTTTTGTCTATTCCGTTCATCTCTATTATTGTTACCATTTTTTCTAGCGTTGTTTCGGGTATGTATTCCATATGGTCTAGCGTCTCTAAATAATTATACCGCATTGCTGACCAACTTCTCTGATAGCTTTTTGCGTTTTGTTCCGTGTGCCTTGAATCCTACGATACTTTTACGGTCTCGCTTTTGGCACAACTCGCAAATGTTGCAAGATATATCTTCCTGAGTCTGAGCCGGACAAACTACAATCGGTAAACCGTTTGGCGTTTTGTTTCCCATGTTTGGGGCATCTTCCGGCAACACAACTGTAATAGGTGCAATACCTAATTCGTGATATTCGTCGGCCTGTTCTACTGTATCGGCTGATAAGTTTACCACTAGGCCACCAATTTCATTCATCCCTTTAATAACTGCATTATTATGGGTGTCGGTTGGGTCATAGTGCGTATATGTCCAACCGTCAGTATGGGAAGCGGCGTCGGCTAGTGCTTCACACTTATCGGAGTCCATTTTACCGTTTTCATCTTGCGGTAAATCCCCTGCCTGATTATGTCGCCACAATTCGTTTTTGCGGAACCGCTTAACACGATTCACAAACCCGTCCCAATTATCACCACGATTGTGCTGACTCACTTGGTTCCAGTGGATATTAAGAGGCCCGCCACCGGCGTAACATTCATCAGCTATGCCGCACTCACTAGGGCAAGAGCTTTTTTCGGTAGTGGTAACTTTAATTGGCCCGACTTTACGATTGCCGGATATGTTTGTTAAATGAACCCAAGTCATAATTTTCTCCCTAACTAATTCCAATATAACATATATATCGGCTATTGCAATAATTTTCTTGAAAAAATTATCGTCGTTTTGTTTGTCTTGCTGTTGTCTCCCAGCCGCTTGATTCACCTGATACAGTGAAGGCGAATCAAGCGCCTCGTCTTACCTAATTTACTGCATTAAAAAACCCCCTACCGGCTGAGACAGCCGATAGGGAGCGGGAGAAAACAAGCCTCGTTTTGAGTCGAGGACTTGAGTGGCGTTTTATCGTCCGCCACGACGTTCTCGAATAAGAGTGACTCGCAGGGGATTTGCACCCCTGACCGATTGCAGTAAAACGCAGGAACTAAGCTGTTCCGGTGTATCCACCGATTTGGTTAACCGCCCCTCAAGGCATCCTCGGCTTCGTGTCGTTTTTCGTTCTACTGGCTTATCAACCGGCGCCAATTACTGTGCCAAGCCATATAAAAAGCGAGAAGTGTGGGAGTCGAACCCACGATTAACCGCGCTACAGGTTTTGATGCCTGCTCCAC